TTATCTTTCATATCTTCAATAACTTCTAACCAATTAAATTCATAATATCTTTATCTAAATAATATATTCTTATCTTTCATATCTTCAATAACTTCTAACCAATTAAATTCATAATATCTTCTTTTATTATCTATAACAATTTTCATTTTAACACCTTTATCATCATTCATTAAATGAATATTGAAGTTATTCTTATTGAATTTAGGAGTACCATTGTCTTCTGTATAATTCTTATACCTACTATACAATTCATCCTTATTATATCTTATATATTCATCGGGAGCATCGTTAACATCTATATCTTCTTCTTTAATAAATTCATTCATAAACTTAATAACACTATTTGTAGAAGCCATCATTAATTCTCTTTTATACGTTGTAGTAGGGATTGTTCTATGTCTCATATCTTTTACATCTCTATTCATAAGAAAATGATAAAAGTGTTCCGCATTTTCATCATTCATATTATCAACTAATTCATCAAAATAATTTTTTCTTCTTTTATATTTACTTGACGCCTCTAGACATAAATATCTTCGATCATCTGGCTCAACACTCAATACATTATGGTTATTTGTCAAGAAAACAAAATTATTATAATTTTCTATATTTACAGCATCAATTCCTTTTCTTTCAATCTTGTTTGTTTTATCAGTAATTAATGATTTTAATAATGATGAATTCTTTTGAAAATTACCTTCTTGTTTTAATTCATTTACAACCGAATATACCTTACCTTCCATATTTGAATTAAATTTACCAACAACTTGGTCTGGGTCAGCTACACAAATTGCATGTCTACCAATTATTTTTTCACCAAAGAAGTTCTCAAAAAATAAATTCTTACCTACGCCCTGTATAGATTTACATAATATCGCAACTCCTAATCGTTTACTGGGATTCTGTAATATCCATGCCAAGATATCTAACATGTATTCATAAACATCTTCATCTCCATTACATATGACTTCTTTACAGTGAAATATAATTTTATTTATCTTATCTAATTCTACATCAAAATCACAATCTTTCTCAAAATTAAATCCAGTAAATAAATTTAATTCATCCTTATTCACAATGCCTGGTTTAAATACAATTTTATTAAATTGTTTCCTATATTCCCAATTATTCCAATATGACATTATTGGAATATATTTACCTGATGTAATCTCTATAGAAATATTCCTAGGCATTTTTTCTATTAAATCAACACTCGACTTAATAATAATATATTCCACAACTTTATTATTTTCATATACTCTTTCAACCCATAATACTTTATCTTGTCCATTAATAACAACAAAATGTCTATTTATATATTGTCTTACATCATCTAACATTCCCTCCTCAATCATTTCCATAATAATATCTTTATCAATTCTATCAGTATCCATCTTCTTAATCTTAAATTGTCTTTTAATCTTCTCTACTTTTTTAATAGTAATAGGATCTTCTCTATCTAAATCATTACTATCCCATATTTTTTTACATGCTTCTTCATCATATTTCTCAGGTATTTTCATCGAAAATAATCTAAATAAAGACAATGCTCTTATGTCTTTACTACAAAAATGAGCAATACCCCATCCAATATTTCTCCAATTTTCATACCCTTCAAAGCATTCTGTTGGCATATCATTTAATAAATCTTCTATGTATAATAATCTATCGCTTGTAGTTTTATTCATTACATTTATATTATATTTCATTGGTTTTATATCCTTTTTTATTTTATCTTTAATCAATAAATCTAATAGATTCTTAGGTATTTCTGGTAGTTTATTAAATAATTCAAAATTTTTAGATACATCACCATCAAATTTATCAAAAGTATATTGAAAACTTTTATCTTTGTATTGGGATAATGGACCTATAATAATTCCACCATCATTTCGACAATCGATATCCTTAATATTAAATTTATTAGAATTATTCTTCAATTTATCACAATATGAAAAATATACATGTTTGCCTTTTTTAGTATTTACTATTGGAGAATTATCTGGTATTAAATCTTTTACTTCTTCGAATGATGATGATGAATCAAAATCAAGAACTGTTATGTTACTAATTTTTCCTGTTATAATAGCTAATCCTGATGATTTTTTATTGAATGCATCATTGCATAGTGATATTGTTTTTAAGTTTTTCCAAGATGCTACTGGTAATATTTTTTTATTATCATCTTCAATGAGAATATTAACAGATACATATTTAATATTAAATTTATTATAAGAATTTCTAATTTTTGATAAAGACATTAGTTTGTTTTTATTATTTAGATTGTAAAAAATATAAATCATTTTTTTTATTTATTCAATTATACCTAAATATTTTAACCCTTCAAATGCTGCTAATTGCTCTGCTTTTTTCTTAATTTTATGTTCTCCTGAACCAATTACTGCTTTGTTTTTAGGATTTATGATATACATTTTAAATATGCCTTTTTCACCAGAATCATCTGCTTCTTTATAATATGGATTTTTATTATATTCTTTATGGAAATATTCCATAATCATTGCTTTGTAATTATCATTATTCATAATCAAATCTGAAAAATTAATTTCTGATTCAAATAAATTTATAATAAATTCTTCTAATTTATATATACAATTTTGTTCGGTAAATTCTGTATACAATGCACCAATTAAAGCTTCAAAGCAATCTTCTAATATATCTATACACATTCTACCATTTTCATAAACATCCACATGCTTAGATAAGATAATATATCTACTAAAACCTAATATATATCCAATATAACCTAATGTTTGTTTTCGTACTAATTTACTACGTAGTGTAGTAAGAAAACCTTCATCATCATATATATATCTTTTTTCTAAATATGTAGATATTATATCTTCTAATTTAGCATCACCGAACCATTCTAACCTTTCATATGACTTCTTAAATAACTCAAGACAATCTTTCTTATTATCTTTTTTATTATTTCTTAAAAGATTATAAACTATTTTAGAAGAAATATATGTTTTACCTGTTTTATCTTTAGAATATTGCTTTATAAAATAATCCAATGAATATGATTTATGTACAAAAGCAGTTTGTATAATTTCTATATTTTTAATTACATGATCGACTTTATATTTTTTTAATAAATCTTCAATAAATTTTTTATCTAATGTAATATTATTTTCATTATAAACCAAGTAATTATTTTTATCATAATCAATTAATTTTTGCTCTGGAATATTTTTAATCATAGTATTATTTTCATATTCATATTTTTTTATAATATTAATATCCGATAAATCTATTTCATTTACTCTTTTAATAGGCTCCCATTTATTAAATTTATCAAAAATACACTCTGCATAAATATATTCATTAAAGCATTCCTTTAAATCTACTTCAAAATTTAATTCATTATTTTTAAAATAAGAACTAATTAGTTGACTATTTGATAATGTAGAAATAATACAATTATTATAATATATCTCATAATTATCTTTATTACAAAATAATTCATATACATCTGAATACTTAGTTTTTTTTAATTTAAAATAAAATTTATCTACATTTTTAAGAATTTTATTAGGATTATTTACATTTTTAAGAATTTTATTAGGATTATTTACGTTTTTAACATTTTTATTATAAATGTTGACATTTTTTTTATTAAATGTATTTTTTTTTTCTAAAGGCAATATATAATATATACTTGTAGCATTAATTTCTATATTTGTAAATATTATTCCTTTAGGAACATCGCCATTAAAACCATCTTCGTTATTATCTAAATTTTTAAATTTTTTATCTGAATCAAAGTAATTAAAAAATCTATAATAATTTTTTACCAAGTCTAAAGAATATTCATAATTAAAATATGATTTAATTTCAAAGTATATAGAATCTGTATTATTATTTATAAAAGATTTTGTATATTTATTATCATTTATTTGAAAATTTGTATCACTTTCAAATATATTTTTTAATATATTCAATCTATCTTCAAATGAATTAAACATAATATTACACCCCTTAAGCATATATATATCATTCATTACAAAATACCACTTCCCATCTTTTTTCTTTACTGCTTGGCCATCTATCAAAGTTCCCTCAAATAAAGACTCATCAAAAGATAATCGTAATTTATACACTCTATGTTCATAATTAATATGAACATCTTTGTATCTATTTATAAAAATAGCCTGATTCTTATTATTAAAGTTTTTTAAGTAAAGTAAATATTTTTTACCAGGTGGATTAATCGATATTAAATGCTTAAATTGTTTTAGATATGGTAATTCTTTATTAATACCCATAGATGGTGTATATAAATCTCTATCCTTAATACATAAGTTTTTTTTAAATTTTTTCTTTCCGTTATTGGTTATAGACAATATATCATATACACAATCTAAACACAAAGATTCTATTATATTTTTTTTAAAATCTGAATTATTAAATTCAAGAACATTACTATTCCAATATTTTATTATGCTACTAAATTTACTCATTATTATTATATAAAATAAATAATCCTTTAAACGATAATATATATATATAAAAATAATTTTTAATATATACTATACATGGTAAAAATATATACACTATCTTCAATATATGAAATAGAAAAAAAAATAAATTTTAATAATATAGACATATCAGACTTCTTAAATTCCTACCATAATTTATTGAAAGATGATAAATATATTCCAATATTTAGTAAAACAGATAAATATAAGTCTTTTCCTGGAAATGAGAATAAAAAACAAAGAAATTTTATTCATAACAATAAATGGAAATTAAATATAGATAATAAATCAGATATTAAATTTTTATTTAATAATTTATCTGAAAGCAATTATAATTTATCCTTAAAGAAAATAATATTATTATTAGAAAAATTAGATAATTTTTATTCATTATTCTTTAAAGAATTATTAGATAAAATTTGGTTTGATGATAATATAAGTAATATTTATATAAAATTAATAATAGATATATCAGCTAATAAAAAAATTCAAAGAAAATTAATTACTATTAAAAAAAACTATTATTTTTTTAATAATGAAAGTTATGGTCCATTTAATAATATATATGAATTAAATAATGACATTGATAAAAATAATTTTTTTATAAAAAATATATATAATTATTTATTTAATATTTTTAATAAAAGAAATATTTTTATTGAGAATATTAAATCAAATATAGAAGAAGAATTTATATCTATTAATAAAAGAAAAATATATGGAACAATTAATTTTATGTCTTTATTAATTTATAATAATTTGATTGATATGAATAATTTAAGAATTATTATAAATGATTTATTAAATTTAGAAAATAAAAGAAAAAATATAGATTTAATTGAATTAGAATCTTTTTATAAGTGCTGGAATTTATTTAAATCCAATAAGAAAATAAATAAATATATAGTAGTTAATTATTCTAAAATTATTAATAATTTATTACCTATTAAGAATAAACGTATTAATATTTTATTTAATAAATGCTTAGATGAGATGAAAGTAGTTAGAATAATTAAAAAATATGATTTGTCTTATTTATTTAAAATAATTAAACATTATATAAAAAATAATAATTTAGATGAGATACTTAGTGAATTTTTTAAATTTAAAATTAATATTAAAAAAGATATCTTACTTTATCATTTAGAAAATAATAATATATTTGAGTTAGTTATAACCTATATTAAAAAAGAAGAAATATTAGAATATATAAATGATTTTGATTTAAGTGATTTAGAATTAGATATTCCAAATATAAAAAAAAATGTTGATATTTTATTAAATAAAATATAAATATAATTTATATTTTAATAATATAATGAAATGGTTAAATATTATAAATTTTATGTTATGTATTGTAATTATTCATTTAGTAATTAAGAATTTAGATGTAAGTTATTCATTTAATGAAAAATTTAATCAAGTTAAAATTAATGTACAAGATAATATTGACCCATCTGATGAATTATATTCATTTATAAATGGACCGATAGCCTCTAATGAATTTACATCAGATAAAGAGAGTTCAAATTTTCAATCTAATGTAGTAGATACTAATAGTTTTTATATCCATGAAAATAAAAAACTACAAGAAGAATTTATTTATAAAAATGAACTACCTATGAATGGAGAATCTGAAAATGGAATTATTGGGAACTCTGATATAAATAATAAATATTCAAGTATTAAAGATTTATTAAATCCAATTAAAGAACAATCAATGTCTAATGTCAATGATTTGCGGAATGGCATTGACCCACCAGATATGAATAAATTTTTATAATATAAATATTTAAAATAATATAAATTTAATTTTTCTTCTTAAAAAAATATAATGTATAATCTTCAATATCAATATTTTTTAATGATTGTATATGAAATAAATCAAAATTATTCTCAATAAATTTTTCTATCATATTTTTCTTTGGAATAAAGAAGAATTCTCTCATTTTCTGTATCATATTTCCACTCTTAACTATATATTTTTCTATATATGTTTGCTTAAAATCTTCTTCTTCTTCTTTTTTAAAGTATGCATCGTGTGTAAATTTTTCAAAATAAGTTAATGCATGTGAATTCCCATCTTTATCTTTATAAAACATTGAATGTTCTCTTGGTGAAGGATCTATTTTATCAGGATTTTCAAATATATGTGTCATTACGATTCCACCTTCTTTTAACCAGTACTTGAAATTAGATATAATTTGATTCATTTCATTTTTAGGTTTATTGTTATACAAAGTATCCATCGGGCAAATAATATGTGTAAAAGTTTCAGGAGGAAATAATTCACTATTTTCCAATTTACCTTGCTTAAACTCACCCAATGGGTTTCTTATTTTTGCTCTTTTTAAATATAACGCTTCTTTATCGACACCTATACAATCATAACTTTTAATATATTTAAAATGTCTACCAAAACCAGTCCCAGCATCTAATATATAAGGCTTAGTCCAATTTGATAATTGAGCATATTTATTAAATAATTTCATATCGTTTTCATAAATGTGATTTTCATTAAATACTTTATCCTGAAGTGATACATATAATTCATCATTATTTTCTTCTAATTTAAAATTATGATAATTTTCATTATTCTTAAAATATTTACAAAATAATACAAAAATAATTAATACTAATATAATTATTAATATATCTAAAGAATCCATATATTTATATAATTTATTTTTTTATTTCAATAACTCTATATGCTAATATTAAAAATCTTTATGTTATATAAAGTTTGGATTATAACTATGATTTATATAGACTAAGTTATAAAGGGAGATAGATAACATAGTATTATAGATATCATTTTTATATCATCATAAAATATAATGAATATAAAATATATATTATTTATTTTAATATTGATATTAAGTATTATATCAATATTATATTACTTCAATAAATCAAATAAAATATCTAAATTAGAACATTTTGAAGATAACAAATTAGATTTTTCTAATATTAAAAATATAAAAAAAACTCATATTGAACCTTATAATGATTTTGTTAATATAGATAATCCAGTTAATAGTTCTGTTGTTTTATCACAAAGTAGTTTACCAGATGGGGTATCCGATAGTAAAGAATTACGCGATTCTTATTATAAAATTTCTACTCCACTAGAAGCTGGTAAAAATTATAAATTATCGGGATGGGTTGCAACCACATCTGATTGGAATGGAAAAGATAATTTATTTAATGTCCGCTTAACAAATTCTGAAAAGAGACATAACGCTCTATCAGACCCTGGAAATGTTCTTAAGGAATTAGCAATAAATGGTCTAACTTGGAAATATGTTATCTATCCATTTAGTGTTCCTGATAGTGTAGATGATATAATTGATATTTTTATTGGATATAAACCAAATAATACTACTGGAAAACGATTTATTACTGGTTTACAATTAGATAAATCAATTATAGGAGACGACGAATTCCCTAACAATGATAAATTAGTGTTATATTTAAATGCTGAAAATGTAAATAATTTTACTTATAAAAAATTTTGGAATGATATAAGTGGAAATAATTTTAATTTCTTATTTGAGAAAGACCCAATTCATAAAAATAATTACTTTTTAATGTCTGATAGGAAATTAGTTGGACCTTCTCCAATTAAAATTGGCTTAAATAATAATAATTTTACTTTATGTTTTATGTCATGTAGTGAAGGTGGAGACATTACTGGTGAAGCTATATTATTACCTGGAAATGAAGAAGTTGCTATGGGGATAACAATTCCAAATAGTTATGGTAAATTAGTTTGTGAAATAGCAGATAAGAAATATCCAATTGATCAGAAAATAATTACTGAAAATAATACTTTTTATACATTTGTTTATAAAGAAGGAGAAGTAAATATTTATGTAAACGATAAGAAGATTACAACATTAAAAACTAATAAAATTTATTTTAATAATAATTCCATTGTTATTAATCCTCAGAGAAATTGGAATGCTAAATTATATGGTATGTGTATTTTTAATAAATCCCTAGAAGAAAATGATGTTAAATATTTAAATTCTTACTTCCAAAAAAAAATTATGAATGACATAGTTGATAATTATCAGAAAAAAGAAGTTGTGGAAAACTTTGATAATAATAATACTTTTCTTAAAGAACAAAATAAATTAAATAGCGATTGCCCTATGATTTATAAAGAAAATGATAAATTTTTAGTTAATATTGATAAAAAAAGTAAATATGCGTCAGAAAATGGAATGTATGGTGAATTAAATTTAGGAAGAGACTTTAATAATGTAACCAATGTTTATAAAAATCATTTTCCTAATTGTGAAGTTGAAGGCTTAGAGGAATTAGATAATAATTTTTTAGATGTTACTGGTAAAAAACCTTTATTTTCTTCTTCTTATGTAAAAAATAAATTATTACATCCTAATTTAGCATGTGCTGAATTACACAACTTAAAAGATGGAGATAAATTAAATTTATCAAAAAAATGTAAAAATAGTATTAGGGCTCATTGTGAAAATCAAGTTTTACATAATATTAATTCTCTACACAAAGTAGATGATATATGTAAATCTTTTCATCCAATGATGTCAAATAATCCTGATTCTCAAGAGCAATTATTAAGTTTACATTCAGATTTATTAAAACCAACTATAACAAAATAAAAATATAATTATTTATTATATATGGATTTACATATTTTTGCATTTATTTTATTAATAATCTTCACTATAGAAATAGTTTTTGTATTTATAATGGGTGCTTCTAAAATCACTGGGAGACCAGATTTGACTTTCACTGGGCCTCCACCATCGGTATTCCCACGCCCCCCACCAATGCCTAGTTCATCATATGGTTCTGGATATGGTTCATCATATGGTTCTAGATATGGTTCTGGATATGGTTCTCGTTATGGACATAATTCTCGTTCTAGTTCTGGACATGGACATAATTCTCGTTCTAGTTCTGGACATGGACATAATTCTCGTTCTAGTAAAAACTCAAATAAATTGAATTGGATACAATTTACAGTAGGTAGTAAGGTAATAGATAAGATAACATTTGATAATAGTAATAGTAATAGTAATGTAATTAAAATTGATCACGATTTTTCAAAATTATTAAATACCAACACATTTAAAAGCATTGATGACGTTTTAATAGAATATAATCCATCTAATCTATCTATTAAGTGTACTCTAGGATCTATAGACGTGGGGACATATACAAAGTCCCCAATTACATTATCGACGATATCTGATATTAGAAACGAAGTAGCAAAAAAATCTGATAATATATTAAAATTAACATTAGAATATAATAATTAGATATTATATTACATTAATATATATATATGAAAAAATCATATAAAACATTAGCATGTATATTATTAATTTTATTAATTGCTACAATTTTAAAAGTTACTGTATTTTCAAATATTGAGACATTTGTTGAACATAATAATAATTCAAAGGGAAGTAAAATCGAAATTGATATGAAATTTAATGATATACTTCCAGAAGGTTGTAAAAAGAATAGTGAAAATGATGATCTTATTACTTGTATGTCTAGTACTAAAGAGATAATAAATGATATAAGTGATCCTACGTACTATGACAAGGATTTTTTAAAAACAGGTGACTTGGCGGTAAATCATGGAATGTTATATAAAAGTGATCAAAATAATGTTGCGGATTTAATGAAAGCTGGTGAATTTACTGGTATAGCTGTAGGTATCAAAGACAGGTGTGTACCATTAGGTGTTAGTCACCCAATAGTTAATGGTAAACTCAATACTATGATAAAAGCCGCGTGTAAAAATCTATCTGACAACGATAAAATAAAGTTAAGTAGAGTTACATATGTTGAAGGAGCGACACAAAAAGAACTATATAACTGCAAAGGTATTTTATCAAAATCTGCGTGTTAGTCAACTAATAGTTAATCGTAAACTCAATACTACGATAGAAGCCGCGTGTAAAACTGACGATAATAAATTAGGGTTAAGTAAAGTTACATATGTTGAAGGAGTGACACAAAAAGGACTATATAACTGCAAAGGTATTTTATCAAAATCTATCTGTCAATAAATTCTTTAATAATAATATAGATGACTAGATTTTATTTTATTATCCTATTATTGCTTTTTGTATTAGTATTAGGAATGTGTATTCCTAACTTAAATGAAGCATTTACAATGTCTTCTTATGGTGAAATTGATTATTATAATTGGGGGTTATCGCCTTTAAATAATAAACGAAAAAAAGTACACCATAAGCAATTTAAATCTCCTAGTAAATATTCCGATGGTGAATATAAATGCTATTATACGCCATCACAACAAGAAAATAATTTTTGTGAAAATGCTATGCGTAAATGTCCTTTAAGTAATCATCCAGATTTAAATAACTATATATCTAAATCTATGATACCACCGCAACCAAATTTAAATAATTATGTTCTTAAGAGTCAGATACCACCCGCAAGATGTCCTCCTAATAAATGTCCCCCTCATCCGGATATGATAACATTTAAAAAATATATGAAAAAGACAGGAAAATGTCCATCTTGTCCTACATGTCCAGTATATAACTCAAATGTTAACTCAGCATCTAATAAAAAAACATCTAAGAAAAAAAAGATTGGTGTAAAGCCTTCTGCTGGTTATGAATATGTTTAAAAAATAAAAATTGATTTATTTCTATAAAATTAGTAATAAATAATAAACAATACAATGAGTAATTTATTATTGACTTTGTTATGCGAGAGAAAATTAATCAGTCAAGGTATTTATATCAATTTTGACATAGATTCACTCGATCCCAGAGATATTATAGAGTGGTTAAAATTCAATTGCGAATTACTAGTACCACTGAGTGATATAATATATTTTATAGAAAGAATATATTATATCGGGGTCACTGTTGCCCACAAGATGATTTGTAAAAATGGAATATTGAGCTTAAAATATGTAAACCCATTATCGAAGATAAAAATTGATAGCAGTAACGCATTTATTAACAAATATTTAAATTTTGCCAATATTAGGAATAAAGCTTTGTTTCTTGACATTTTATCAAAATTAAAAAAAAGTTACTCACATTATAAAATTGATAACAAAAATATAATGTTTTGTCTTAAGTTGAAATTACATACAGATAGATTAAAATGTTCTCCTCGTAAATCTATTAGAATCCACATATACTATTGTGTAAAATGTGGTAAGGAGGAAATCGATAAAGATGAATGTTTATGTGATAAATGTTATCGATATGTTCTTGTCGATCATTGTTCAGATGAATGTTTACGTGAAAAATCTTATCGAGATGTTCTTACAGAGCCTTTTTCAGATGAATTCTACAAGAAAGTAGAGCAAAATTTAAACTATGGATATGGGTATCGTTTATTTTAAATTAGACAACATTATGATTTAACTCATTTTCTTTTATAATAACTTTTTTACCATTTTCACTTTCCAGTGAGATATATTTTTTTTTATTTTTTATGATAGGTTTTTTTATATATTTATTAAATAATATTAAATTATTAACATCATTACCATTTACTTTGGTAATTACATCTCCTTGATAAAATACCTCTTGTATGTGCATTAATGAATTTGGTAATACATCGCTTATAATTAATACAGGATTATCTCTATTTATTGGATTATGATACTTATTTAATTTACTTATGAATTTCTTATTACATAATTGATTTCTAGTTAAGTTCATTATAATTAATCCACTAAATACATAATAATCAACTTTCTCATATAATGGATATTCATATCTTACACCTAATTTAAAATTATCGAATTTAAATTTTTTTTTTATAATTTTATTACTTCTAGAATATTCTATATTAATATTACTTCCTGTTTTTATTGTTAATAATATTTCATCTAAAGTCATTTTATCTTTGAACCAGTTTTTATTTAGCATACCATAATCATCTATTTTTACATTATTTATACTACATAAAATATCTCCAATTCGTAACCCAGTCTTAAATATAGGAGAATATTTATTTACATTATTAATATAAATACCATTTTTACATTTACTATCTAATACATCTAGAAAACTAGAATTTGTATAATTATAAGATATACCTAATTTTGGTCGATAAATAATACTTCTATTTCCATTTAGTAATTCTTCTTCAATTAATTTATATTGATTAATAGGTGTAGCATATCCAACATTATTCGCATCTAAAATACCACTTGTATTTACACCGATAACCATATTATTAATAACTAAGGGTCCTCCAGAATTACCGGGATTTATAGGTGTATCTGTCTGAAACAATCCTTTTTCTTTACCACTGATTATTCCTTTAGTTATTTTCAAGTTATTTTGACCTAATGGATATCCTATTGCGATAGATTCTTGAGCAAATTTAATTTTATCAGAATCTCCTAATCTATAAAAATTTTTATTTTTATAACCTTTGATTTGTAAAATAGCTAAATCTAATTTAGGACATATACCTTTAACATCACATTCAAATTTATCTTTCCCCTCTGATGGTATTAAAATATATACTTTTTTAGCACTATCTACCACATGTGAACAAGTTAATATATGACCTTTATTATCTATAAAAAAACCAGTCCCTATGCTAGGAGTTATATTTTTTATAATAAAAGGTTTTTCCCAATTATATTCAATGATGTGAGATGCTATCCTAACAATTATATTTGATAAATCCTTCATATATATTTAATAATTATTAAAATTAATAAATTATATAATATAGTTTAAGCACTTCTAATCATATAAACTATTTTATGCCCTCTTAACCATTTATGTTTTTTATAAATTTTGTTTTTTAAATTAACTGGAAATTTTTTAAATTTAAAATTAAATTTTTCATATAATTTTATAGCTTTTATATTATCACATGTTACCCATAACCATATTCTTTTAAATTTTCTACGTTTAATTGCATTTAACATTGACTTCATTATAATATGACTCCATTTTTTACCATTAGGTGCTTTTTTACCTCGTAATTCTTCTATAATATATATATCCGCCAATTCTACATTACTTGAATGTTTTTTGACATAAACTCTTGATAGAGCTGCCAATTTATTATTATATTTTAAATAACCTGTAAAACTATTATTATCATATAATTTATAAGATAATGGTATATCATTAATATATTGGTCGGATGAAATATTTTTAATAACTAATCTCATATATTATATATTTAATATACTCTTAAAAAAAATTTCAATTTTTCATAATAAATCTCATATATTTAATATAATGTGTTATAGTTTTGAGGTATCTTTATTGGGTGGTATTTTAACGTATATTTTAGGATTTATAATTTTACAAAGGAAACTGAATGTAAAAGAGAGACAATATGTTTATTTTCTTTTTATTTTTTCATCAATTCAATTCGCAGATGCTTTATTATGGTATTCTGGAATGAAGAAAAACAACTTAAATTATTATACAACATCTATATTAATACCTTTAATATTATCAATACAAGTTTTATTTAATTTTTATATAATAAATAAATTTAAAAATCCATTAATTATAATTTTTAGTATATTGTTAACTATATATTTTTTTTATTATTTTAATGGATATTCTAAACCATTTTGTAGAAATAATCTATCATCTCCTATTTGGGGAGGCAGTGATATAAGTATATTAGGAGCATTTATCTTTGCCATTATGATATTCTATCCCAATTGGAAAATTATTTTATATTCAATTATTATAATAACATTAATAAAAATAATAATAAAAGGATCAATAGGTAGCTGGTGGTGTTTTATATCTATTTTTTTTTCAGTAATATATTATTTTGTATTTGGAACAAAATATGTAAATATAATAATGTAATTAATTATAACTTTTAAAATAAGGAAATTTTAATAAGTAATCAATTTTATCACCTAATGATAATTTAGAATTAAAAAAATTTATTTCATTATTATTTAAAGTTATTGGTTTAGGAATTTCATTTAATATTATTTCAGTTATATTAATTAATTTTAAAATATATACAATATCATAGTTTCCATTATTATTATAATTAATTTTAAGTATAGAATTATTTAAATAATCTAATTTATTAATTTGTGTTAATAAAAATGGACATTGATATATGAATTTTCTTAAATTATTATCATAAACATTATTTAATCCTTTTATTAATGAATACTTATAAGAATTAAATTTTAATCTTGTAATCTTATTAGATTTATTTTCAAATATTAAAGTACTTCCATTTAAATTATAATTTAAATATCCTAATTTTTTATTAAGCTTAGAAAAATTTATTAAAAAATCTTTTAATAATTGTTTAAATTGATAAATATCAATTAATTGATTAATAATAGCATCTTTAAAGAAATATCCTGGTATTTTATCTATAATATAAAAATATAGATTATTTTTTATTTTTAATGGAAAACGTTTAAAAAAAGAACTATCTACTTTACCAAAGGTTTTTAATTTGGGAAAATGAGTATTTAATTTATTATCTTTTAGTTTAATTGATATAAATACTTGTGAATAAATATGTTTTATATTTCCAATTATCAAAATATATTTCTTAGAATCTTGTAAATATATTACTTCATATTTAATAATACTTGAATTTGATAAATCTTTTACAAATACATAATTATCAGTTATTGAATAATCTATTTTAAAATCTTTTTTTGTAATCATATATTAATTAATGTTATTATTTTTGAAGTGATTTAATTAACTTAATAATTTCCCACATTACTTTACAATCAATTTCATTATATTTTATAATTTTATTCATTGTAAAATCTATATCTAATTTATTATCAATTTCAGTCTTAAGTAATGGATATACTAACGCAAATTGACCATCTACTGAATTATTATCCCAATCTGTGTTTATTAATCCATATTGGAATAATTTACTAGCTACGTGTTTTAATTTAAATGAAAAAACATCTTTTATCAATATTTCATTACGCTGGAATAAATAACATAAATCTACCCAATTATCTTTTTTAAATTTAAAAATATCTTTATTATCCGATACTACTCTCTTAAATTCATTTTGCTCATGTGATGCCCAATGATAAATAATATAATCTACCCCTAAAAAATCTATGAATTCTTTAAATATTCTAACCTCTTCTTCTTTACTTAAGTTATTGCTAATAAAATACTTAAATTTCCATTCACATTTATCCTCCCATCCAACTCCAATTAAATAAACTAAATTGCCTTTAAAATTATATCTATTTGTAGATAAAGAATTTGTTGATTCGTAATCAACAAAATATGATTTTTTACTTGAAAAAGTTGGTAATTTATTAAAAGAAATTTTATTTTTATTTTTTATCATATTATTTACAATTTTATAGTTTCTAAAAATTAAAGTTTTTAAATCTAATCTTTTATCGTCATAAGATGTTATATTTTTTTTAATATATTCTTTTCTTGAATTATTTTTACAATACCATAATAAACTTAAGTCTTTCTTATCAATTGCTAATTTTCTTCTAAGTCTACTCCAAATAATATCTTTATCGTTTTTTATATTTGGAAATAATTCCCATCTATGTAATGTATTAATATTCCAGGTAAATCCACATATCTTCATTTGATTAATCCAATTTAAAGAAGAATTAATAAATTCATCATCTGCTTCTATTAGAATTAAACTTTTATTTTTTTGAAGAATAAAATAATTAAATCCAATAGATTTGTATAAATAAGATACTAATTTTAAGAAATTAATATCTTCATAAAAATTATTATTCATTGATAATTTAAAATCAATTATATTATAAAAATTATTCTGATAATTTGTATTAAATAATTTATTTAATTTTATTGTGGATATTAAAACATCTGGCTTTAATATTATATTTTTATTATGAAATAAAGTAGAATTTAAAATAATATCATTTTTATTTTTAATACATTCATATGTTTTCTTAAGTAATTGATATTGTATATTTAACGTAGAATTGTAATTTTTGTTTTTATTATATTCTAGTTTTATATATTCTAATTCTTTTAGAAAATCACTTTTAAATTTATTTCTTTCTCTTTTTATATACCATGATATATCTTTCTTATGTAATAATTGTAAATCCTTTTCTTCTATATATTTATCACTCCCGTAATAATTTAAATAATCTACCAATGGATCAACTGATTTTTTAGTATAATTATAAAAATCATTTATCTCATGAATATATATTAAATTTATATTTTGCTTACTTCTTTTATTGTGTTTTTTTATAAAGTTATTTTTATTTATAATAGATATTAATTTATCATAACCTTTTACTCTATATTCATCAATAGTTTCTTTAAATTCTTGAATTTTTAAGAAATTGTCTTTGAACCATTCTCTATCTCTTTTAACTTCTAATTCTAAAAAATCATCTAAATACCAATAATGTATCTCACTATCCAAATAAATTTCACCTTTAATTTTATTATCATTTATTTCATACTCCTCACTATTATAATAAAATTTAAATAAACACTGAAATAACTTACATACTTCTAAATCAGTTACTTCTAATTGTATTTGTATTTGAGCGTAATAACTAGGAGGACACTCATCCGAAATCTTATATATTGGGCATTTTATCTCTAATAGACTATCTTTTATAATACCATCAGGGGTAGCACCTAACCAATCGTATTCTTTATGAATAAATAAACCAGGAACTCTAACATTATCATGGTTTAATTCATATATCCTTCTAGCATATTCTTCAAATTTTGTCCCCCATATTTTAAATAAATTAGTTTTTAATGTATGTTCCTCCACTGGTAACACTTTCTGCTTTAATAGTTCTATATATGTATTATAACCATTTAAACCCAGTAAAGAAGAAACATTGGTAGCAGTTATTAAATTATATCTTTTATTTAACCATTCTTGTGAACCTTGAGCAACTTTAAATTCCATCTACTATTAAAATTATAATTACTTTTATATAAAAAATGATTTATATAAGTAATTATATATATATAATGAAATAATATGAATAACATAAACAATTTAAATGTTGATGAATTAAAACAGATGTGTAAGGATAATCATATAACAGGATATAGTTATTTAAATAAAAATGAACTAAAAGGATTTATAAAACATCATCTAAGCATTAAACCAGTTTATTATGGGATTTTGAGAATATTCTCTAGTAAAAAAATATGCTTAATGGTTAAATATAAAGTAACAAACGCATATTATTATAAAAGTGCAAGGGGGAAGTATTATGAATATAAAAAAGCAATATATGGCAAGTATAATTATACTAATATAAAATCATCGAATATATTATTTAAATATGATAAAGTTACGGAATTTAAATATAAAGATTACTTGGTCGCTTATACATTAAAAAAAATTAAGTCAGAATATGGTAATAAGAAATTAAAGTTTAAACCCTCATATATATGTGATGCGTCGAGTACTATTATTTCTATGCAAAAATGTATTAGGAGGAAGCTAACTAATTTAAGTAATAATAAATACCTAAATAAAGAGAATTATGTGTTTTATAATAGAAATATAGTAGATATAATAAAATGTCAATCTATTTGGAGGTCAATTATGACCAGGAAGAATATCATAAATAGTAATAAGTATATTGAATTTATTAGAGATGGTTATCACATATATTCATTTAATAAAGAATATAGATTTAAATTTAAATTAGATATTAATTTTACTAATATTTGTTATGAAATAAAATTTATTATTAAAAATAGTTTAGATGTTTTATATTCTATAACTGAGTCATTTAATGATAATATAATAAAAAGTGTTAAGAATGTATCGCATATAAATAAATATGACGAATATCATCAGTGTTATAGTTTTAAATCAGTGTATGGAATTATATACATAGTTCCTTATACCATAACAATTAAATTTCAACCAATATGTGATTCTAAATATTTGGTAATTCCTTCAAATACGATACATAAGATATTATTTATTTATATTAAGAATAACTATTATAAAAAACTAAAACCTTTTCACGTGTTATCGGATAAAACTATAGATCATATCAAAAATGAAAGATTTCTATTAGATATATGTGATGCAAATATTAGTATAGCGAGTATTTGTAATGACTCAATGAGTTCATTAAATAAAAATAAACTTAGTGTTAAAGATTTATATTATACAAAATTAAGATTATCATATATTTCTTTATATCTAGTCAAATTATGTCTATATAATAATATCATATCTTATGATATTATTAGATTAATAATATATAAGGTGCATTTAAGTCCAAGAATATGGGTTAAGTATCTTAAGAATAAATGGATACATACTAAAACAATAGATGTTTCATATGAAATATTTAAAGGTTTATCTCGAAATGAGATTCTCAAAATTATATTTAACAATTAATTTAAAACAATTATAAATTTAAAACAATTATTCATGTGTGGTGGTTGTAAAGTAATTTATATTAAATAATAATTTCTCTCACTATTATATAAATGAGCAACATTGGTTCATCATTAAATTATAATATAGGTAATGGAGTAAATATATCATATTCTAATAAAATATTAGACCCTGGGGGTAAAAGTATTTGGAGACACCAACCCAATAATTCTAGTTTAAATAGTAATAAAATGTTTACACCACAAGGACATCAATTACCCTTAGCAAGTGAAAGTAAATTTGTAGTACCTGTAAATAACAGTATGTTTTATTTTAATAAAAATCAAGTATCAATGGCTTGTTGTCCTAGCACATATACTACCGATATGGGTTGTGTTTGTACTACACCAGAACAAAGACATTTTATAGGAGAAACAAGAGGTGGTAATAAAAATTATCCTACTTATCCATCTATATAATCATATATTTGTTAAAATTAATTTATTTTCTTCCACTAATTCTTAATAAATCATCATTAACATCTGGTAATACCGATGAATTAAGTAAGAATATACATGGGTTTCCATTTTCTATTCTGAAAATAAATGTCATTCTTGCTGTAACTGGTTCATCTAATCCATCCCATTTCCATATTATTAAAGCATTATTTACATATATTGTATTATCTATTTTACTAATTTTATATTTTCTACTAACTACTTGTATATTAGGTAATTTAGCAAAATAATCAAAATATCTCTCAATATTAACCCCTTTTCTTTTAATCTGTGAAACTGTTCCAATAAGAACACCATCTTCACAAAATAATGAAGCGACTTCTTTAGGATTATTATTTATAGTTACTGCATTTATCCAATTATTGGTCGCATTCTTTATGCTATTGTCATTATTTTTAAATATTTCTTTATTTAAATATAAATGAAAAAATATTAATAATATTAAAATTATTAATATTATAAAAAAAGGATTTATAATATTTTTTTTCATGTTATATATATTATATATATTATAAATACATCATATGCACTGAAGTATTTATATTTATTTTATTTTCTTTTAATAAAATATCAATGTGTTTAAGTGTTAAATTAAATGGAAATTTAATATTTGTAATTTGATATTTTAAATTCAAACCTTTACTATATTTTAAAATATTAATTCTTCTTAATAATATTTCTAAAGATCTTTTCAAATTTCTAACTCCTTCTTCTTTATTTGAATATTTTTCTATAATATGAAGAATACATTCTTTATTAATAATAATTTTATCTTTAATTCCAATATTTTTAATTATAGAGGGAATTAAATATTCTAATGCAATCTTAATTTTATCATTATTATTAAATCCTTTTAAATTAACTATTTGTAATCTATCTTTTAATACAGGATTAATTAAATTTTCATTATTTAATGAAAATACAAAAATTACTCTTGAAAAATCTAAAGAAATTGGTCCTAAGTATTTATCCTCAAATGAATTGTTTTGACTAAAATCAGTTAAATGTATTAATAAATTACTAATTTCCTGTCCTTTTTCAGTAAAACTAATTTTATCCAACTCATCAAAAAAAATTATAGGATTCATACAATTTGCTTTAATTAAAATATCTGCCATTTTACCATGTCTTGAACCCTCGTATGTATAAGAGAAGCCATCAAAATAAGAAACATCATTAACACCACTTAAGGAAACAAATGAAAAAGGTGTGTTTAATGCTTTTGAAAGTCCATTTTTTATTAATGATGTTTTACCTACCCCAGGAGGTCCTTTTAATGCTATAACAGAACCATTACTTGTAGGATTTGTTATATTTTGTGTTATTATTTGTAATATAGAATCTTTAGCATCTTCTTGTCCATAAATACAATTATTTAAATTTTGTTGTAAATTTAATAAGAATTTAGTTATGTTATTAATAGATGATTTAGGTGTTACTGAATATGATACATATTTATTAAATGGGATTTTTTCTATAGTATCAATCCAACTTTTTAATTTATTATAATCGCTTGACGTTTTTGACATTTTATTAAAAGAATTAATATTTTCGATTATAATTCTCTTAATTTCATCATTAAAATTACTTTTTAAGATTTTATGCTTAAAGCATAAAGTTTCTTTATTGATATCAAATAATTTTTTTTCTAATATTTTAAATTCATTATTTTTATCTTCTTTTTTATCTTCTTTTATATCTTCAGATTCACTTTCATCTGTTAGTTCTAATGATTCACTGGAATCTGATTCTTCACCTGATGAACTATTATCTGAGATATTAGTATAATCTTTATCAATTATATTTTTATCTAATTTTGTTTTAACTTTCTTAATTGTTTTTAAGATATTTATTAAATCATCTATATTTTCTAAATTATCATCATCACTATCATCTTTTTTATCTTTTTTTAAGTTTTCCATATTTTTCCTTTTCATTGATCTTGTTTGAACACATGATTCCATTTTATAATTAGATTATATAAAAAAATGAATTAATTTTTTATATAAAGATATATATAAATATATATAAAGTAATGTCATTTTTAAACTTAACAGATGAATTAGAAAAAGGAAATTTTAGTAAAATAGAAAAATTACAATTATGCTTAATGAATCCAGATGAAATTAGAAAAGGTAGTGTATGTGAGATTTTGTATCCAGACACCTACGAGGGTGATGAACCCAAGCCAAATGGTTTATTTGATTTAAGAATGGGAACAGTTGATAAAAATGGAATTTGTGCAACATGTTATTGTTCTAATGATTTATGTCCTGGACATTTTGGCAGAATAGAATTAGCAGAACCTGTTTATAATATAAATTATATTGATTTTGTAAAAAAAACAATGAAGTGTGTATGTATTAGATGTTCTAATATACTAGTAAATAAAAGTGATGAAAAAATACAAAGAAAATTAAAAGGAAAATCAAATAAACAAAGATTTGAAATTATATATAATGAGTCTCAAAAAATAAAAAAATGCCAATATAATTCTCCTTGTTATGCACTACAGCCTAATAAATATGAAAAATTTCAAGGTGGTAAATTACCATCAAATGATGATGTTTTAGCAATTTATGCTGATATGAACCAAGAGGTTATTAAGAATAGCGAAGGAAATAAATTTACAAAAGTTAGAATTAGTCCATTGCAATGTTATACAATATTAAAAAGAATAAATAATGTAAATTCAAGTTTTTTAGGATTTGATCCTACATTTTCAAGACCAGAGTGGATGATATTAACAGTTTTACCAATGCCACCTCCGTCGGTAAGGCCACCAGCAATTACTAATAATGATCTTAAATCAGAAGATGATTTGACACATATACTAGCTGGATTGGTAAAAGCTAATAATTTTCTAAAGCAAAAAATAGATGAAAATTGTGAAAAAAAAATAATAGATACTCATCATGGATTACTTCAATTATATACAACATGTTTAATAAATAATGAAATTTCAGGTATTGGTCCATTACAACAAAGATCGCAGAGGAAAATGAAAGGTTTGGTTCAAAGATTAAAGCAAAAAGAAGGTAGAATTAGACATAATCTAATGGGTAAGCGAGTAGATTATTCTGCTCGAACAGTGATTTCGGTAGATCCCAATATTAATATCGATGAATTTGGAATTCCTTTATCGGTTGCTATGAATTTAACATTCCCTGAAATGGTTACTAAATTTAATATTAATAAAATGAAAAAACTATTATTAAATGGCCCTAATAAATATCCAGGTGTTAAAAGAATTAAGAAAAAAGAAATTAAAAACGATGGTTCAGAAGGTTATGCAGAATATTCTTTAAAATATAGGGATCCAGCATCAATTACACTAGAAATAGGTGATGTTTTATATAGACACTTAGTTGATGGTGATATTGCATTATTTAATAGACAACCTACTTTACATAGAATGAGTATGATGGCTCATAAAGTTAGAATTTTACCAATGAAAACATTTAGATTAAATGTTACAGTTACAACTCCTTATAACGCAGATTTTGATGGAGATGAAATGAATATGCATGTTCCACAAAGTTATACTAGTAAAATTGAATTAGAAAAAATAGCATTAGTTCCTAAAAATATAATTACACCAGGTAAATGTAAACCTGTTATAAAAATAGTCCAAGATACACTGGTAGGATCATTTTCATTTACAATGTTTGATTTAAAATTTAAAAAAGAAGAAGTTATGAATCTTTTTGCTTATAATGATAAATTTATATTAGGGAAACCTTCTAGTGTTGAAAATGATATTGAACATTGGACTAGTAAAGATATAATATCAATGATATTACCAAGTATTAGTTTAAAAACGAAGAATTCATCCGATAACTTTTTCTTTATAGAGGATGGAATATTGAAAGATGGTGCGTTGGATAAGAAAATATTAGGATCTACATCAGGAGGGTTAATTCAATTAATTTATAATACATATGATAGTAAAAGATGTCAAGTGTTTTTAGATGATATACAGAGGATAATTACTAGATGGTTTGAGAACTTTTCATTATCTTTTTCTGTAGGTGATATATTACCAAATAATAAAAAAATATCAGATATGGATGAAAATAAAATAATTGGAATAGATAAGGTAAATAAAATACTATTACAAGTTTCAAAGGGGATATATCATCCAAATTTAGATAAGAAATACTTAAAAATTAAAATTGAAACTGATATTCGACAATCATTAAGAGGAATAGAAGACTATTGTACAAAGGTTGTGTCAAGTGATTTAGATCCAATGAACAATATTAATAGACTGGTAGTATCTGGTTCAAAGGGTTCTACATTAAATATGCGTCAGATATCTGGAATTGTTGGACAACAAGATATATCGGGTCACAGAGTTGAGTTTAAATGGACAGATAGAACATTGCCTCATTATTTTAAATATGATTATTCTGCATCAGCATGTGGTTTTTGTAAAAATTCATTTTTGGAGGGATTATCACCACAAGAGACATTCTTTCATGCGATGGGTGGGAGAATGGGTGTTATTGATACGGCAGTTAAAACAGCGGGAGTAGGTTATGTATCTAGAAGATTGATAAAAGCGACAGAAGATATAAAAGTTATGTATGATTTAACAGTTAGAAATTCTATGAATCATATAATACAATTTCAATATGGGGATGATAATATGGATCCTATAATGATAGAAAAACAAAAATTAGAATTAATAAAATTAGATAATAATGAATTAAAAGAAACATATTATTATGATTTAAATGATAAAAAAGATGATATTTATTTATCTTTGGATGATCAAACTACTAAAGAAATTTTAAAAGATAAAAGTATACAAAATATGGTAGAAGAAGAATATTCTGACTTATTAGAGTATAGAGATAATTTAAGAGAGAAATACTTCTGCAATATTGTAACAATGGATAATGATTTTTTATCTCCTGTAAACTTATTTAGATTAATACATAATATAAGATTTGGATTTAAAATTACAAATTCTCAATTGTCCGATTTAAATCCAAAATATATATTAGAAAGTAATGATAAATTAATTAGTTCATTTATGTATTACATTAAAGAGAAGGATGCTATGATTCTACTAAAGGTGTTGATTAAATCATTATTATCTACTAAAAAATGTATAACTGAATGGAGATTTACAAGACACACATATGATTATTTATTAGAAAAATTAAAAGATAAAATATTAAATTCCTTCGTTCAACCAGGAGAAGAAGTTGGAATTCTAGTAGCCCAGTCGTATTATGAAACACTTCAGCAATCTACATTAAATACTTTTCACACAGCAGGAACAGGACATGCTATAACAAGCACAGTTGTTAGATTTTCAGAAATTATAAATGTATCAAAGACAGTAAAAGCTCCTCAGATGATTGTGTATTTAAAAAATGAATATAGTTCTACTATGGAAATGGCACAATATGCTATGTCTAAAATTATATATACAAAAATGGAGGATATAGTAAAATCTACTAGTATTCTTTACGGAAGTGATGAAAATAAAGAATTACTAAATGAAAAATATCAGTTTACTAAGATACATAATGAATTTAATAATTTAATAAAAACAAATGATTGTGATAAAAAATCTAAATGGTTATTAAATATAGAATTTGATAAAGAAAAATTAATTAGTAAAAATCTTACAATGATAGATATATCTTTTATAATTAATGAAGTACTAATTAATGATAATATTAGCTGTATAGTAAGTGATGATAATTCTTATAATTTAATTATGCAGTTAAGTATTCAAAACCAAGAGGGTGTATCTACATTGGAATATATTAATAAATTAGAAAAAAATATTGTTAATATTAATATACATGGAATTGAAGGTATCAGGTCATCAATAATAAATCCAGTTAAAAATATTGTATATAATTTAGATGGTTCTTATTCTTTTAAAGATGAAAGAATATTAATAACAGAAGGTACAAATTTAAAAGATATATTTTTGAATCCAATGGTAGATTCATATAAAACGATTTCTAATGATATAAATGAAATACTTGAATTATTTGGAATTGAAGCTGCCAGAGAGTTCTTAGTACAAGAATTTAATACTTTATTAGATAACGAAATAGTATATAGACATCATTCTTTATTATCAGATTTAATTTGCTATAGTGGTCAATTTATGCAGATAGCTAGATATGGTATAAATAAATCAGCTGAATATAGTCCATTTGCGAAAGCATCTTTCGAAGAAGTTGTAGATGTTTTAGTAAAAGCATCTGTATTTTCCGAATCTGATAATATGAAAGGAGTATCTTCTAATATTATGATTGGTCAAAAAGCACCAATTGGTACTAATTTTTTTGATATTATGTTAGATGAAGAAAAATTTATGGAAGGTATATCCGATGAAAACAAAGACGAAGATGAGAATTTTGATGAAGAAACACTAGAAGAAGAAATAAATAAAATATTCGATAATTTAAATGATGTAAATGATAATTCATTTAACGGTGAGATTAAAATTGCAAATAATAAAGAAGAATTAAAGAAAATAGAATTTAATGATGTAACATTTGAGTAATCATATAAAATAATAATTATTATATTAATAAATAATGGAAGTAATAAAAAGGTCTGGTAAAAAAGAAATAATATCATTTGATAAAATAACAAAAAGAATATTCAGTTTATGTTATAATTTAGATGTCGATCACATAACAATATCTAAAAAAGTTATAGAAGAAATACATAATAATATAAATACTAAAGACTTAGATGAACATAGTGCTAGAATATGTGCTTCATTAATAACACAACATTTAGATTATGGTATTCTAGCAGATAGAATTATAATTTCAAATAATCATAAAAATACATTAAATTTATTTAGTGATAAAATAAATTTACTTTATAATTTTAAAGATATAAATGGGAAACACTCATCTTTAATATCTAAGGATTTGTTTAATGTTGTTATAAATAATAAAGATAAGATAAACAATGAAATCGATTATCAATTAGACTATAATTTTGATTATTTTTCATTTAAAACTTTAGAAAAATCATATTTATTTAAAATAAATGATATTGTTGTTGAAAGAATACAAGATATGATAATGCGGGTTTGTTTGTCTTTATATTTAGATGATTTACCCAAAGCATTTAAATCATATTATTACATGTCTAGAAAATATTTTATTCATGCTACACCTACTTTATTTAATTGTGGAACAAATAGACCTCAATTATTAAGTTGTTTCCTATTGGGATGTGATGATTCTATTGAATCTATTTTTAAAGTAATTAGCGATAGTGCTAAAATATCAAAAAATGCAGGTGGATTGGGAATAAATGTTAGTGATATCAGAGAACATGCTTCTCATATTAGAGGAACAAATGGTAAATCGAATGGTATTGTCCCTTTTTTAAAAGTATTTAATTCAACAGCAAGAGCAGTTAATCAAGGAGGTAAGCGGAATGGTTCGATCGCTGTATATTTACAACCACATCATCCTGATATATTAGATTTTTTAAATTTAAAAAAGAATCATGGGGATGAAGAAATGAGAACTAGAGATTTATTTTTAGCATTAATGATACCTGATTTATTTATGGAAAGAGTTAAAAATGAAGAAATCTGGTCATTATTTAGTCCCGACCGATGTGAAGAATTAAATAATTTATATGGTAAAGATTATGAAGAGAAATACTTAGAATATGAAAAAAACAAATTATATAATAAACAAATTAAAGCCAGATTACTATGGAATAATTTGGTAATATCACAAATTGAAACAGGTACTCCTTATATTTTATATAAAGATCATATTAATATAAAATCTAATCAAAAAAATTTAGGAACAATTAAAAATTCTAATTTATGTGCTGAGATAGTTGAATATTCGGATAGTAAAGAATATGCGTGTTGTACATTAGCATCAATATCTTTGCCTTCGTGTATAAAAAATAATATTAATGAAAAAATTCATATTTATAGTAAATCAGGTTGTGTTAATTGTAATAAGTTAAAAATTTTATTAAAAAGAAATAATTTAAATTATATAGAATATAAATTAGATAATAAGAATGAAAGAATTTTATTTTATGAAAGTCTAGAGGAAGATTATAATGTTTTAATAAATTCAATGCCTATTATTATTTTAGAAAAATATGATATAGAAGAAGTTTTTGAAACGGGTAGTAAAGTACCTATTGGTGGATATAATGAATTCAAGAAATATCTTAAATTAGAATTCGATTTTGATAAGTTAGAAGAATCATGTAGAGTACTTGTTAATAATTTAAATAGAGTTATTGATATTAATTATTATCCCGTTCCCGAAACTGAATTATCTAATAAAAAACATAGACCATTGGGTTTGGGTGTACAAGGTTTAGCAGATTGTTTTTTTAAATTAGGATATTCATTTGACAGTGATTCTGCTAAGAAGTTAAATATACAAATATTTGAGACTATATATTGGGCATCTATGAATGAATCTTGTAATCTATCTAAAGAAAAAGGTCCATATGAAAGTTTTAAAGGTTCTCCATTAAGTGAGGGATTATTTCAATTTGATTTATGGAAAACTAAACCAAGTGATAGATATGATTGGAATACTTTGAGAAGTGAAATTATTAAGCATGGTGTTCGAAATAGTTTATTGGTTGCATTAATGCCAACCGCATCTACTTCACAAATATTAGGTAATAATGAATGTTTTGAACCATATACTAATAATATTTATATTAGAAGAACATTAGCAGGAGATTTTACAATTATTAACAAGCATTTAATTTATGATTTAAAAGAATTAAATCTATGGAACTCTGAAATAAAAGATTTAATTATTAATGATAATGGAAGTATTCAAAGATTAAAATTGCCAAATGAAATTAAAAATAAATATAAAACAGCATGGGAATTAAAACAAAAGGTTTTGGTAGATATGTCAGCTGACAGAGGACCTTTCGTTTGTCAAACTCAAAGTTTAAATTTATTTTTCATAGAACCTACAATTGAAACAATATCCAAAGCTTTATTTTATGGATGGAAAAGAGGATTAAAAACAGGAAGTTATTATATAAGAAATCAACCTAAGACACAAACACAAAAATTTACTTTAGATTCAATATCTCTTGAGAAAAGTAAATATTTAGTATGTGAGAGTTGTTCTGGTTAGATTAATTATTAAAATTATTATTTAAAATTTTTTCCTATATTTATTTTTATCATCAGCAAACATAACAAATGTTTTCCTTGAAGAAGGATAACAAAGAGCACATAAGCCAGTAGCTGGGTCAACACATCTACAATTTGCTTTATTATTAGTATATCCATTTGGTAAATTACACCCCTGAGGTATATAAGATTTAGCTAAGCCTCTTTTTTCACAGAAATCTCCATGAACTGGATATAATCCAAAATTTTCTTTTCTATTCATAACATAATAAATTATTATTATTATTATTATTATTAATAATAATACAAGAATTTTAAGCATATAGTAATTAAAAAGATAATGTTATGAATTTATAATGGACATCTATTAGGAACAAATTTACCATTATTTAATCTATTTTGAACTGCTTGTGCACTTTGCACTTGCCATTGGGGGCCCGGTGTAGATAATTGTAAATTACACGGATTTTCATCTGCTCCTGAGCAAACAGGTGAACATTTATCAATTCCACATGATAAGCATGCACTTGGACTTACTTGTGCAGGTGGGGATGGTACTGGGTCATTATTTAATACTTCATAATTAGAGTTAATATTAGCATATGGATTCCTAAACCCTTCATACATAACTTCATTGCTAGTTGTCGATGGCGCATATGCATTATTTTCATTTAACATTGATGAACTACATGTATTTGTTATTTTATTTTTATTAATAATTTCATTATTAACAAAATCATAATTAGATTGATTGCAATTTTTTTCATGAGATGCCTTTTCTAATGCAATCCCACTAAAATTTTCCATTATTCTTTGTGTATCTTTTCTTAATACAGAATTTACAGCGTTTAATTTTGATGTAATATTAACACTTGACATCGATTGACATTTTTCTAATAAATCTTTTATATCATTATTATCAATAGATTGTTTAGCATAATATTCAATGCCATAGTATACAACTATAGAAGATAACATCGATACAATACAAGAACTACCTAACACACTTGGACTATGAAACATTATACCAATAAAAAATCCTATAATTATAGCAATAATAAATCTGTATCTATACCAAATATGTTCATTCATTAAAATATTATGTGCTACTTGACTACAATTATTCATATAAATAAATAAGATATTTTATTTTTATTTTAATTAAATATACCTAAATATGCCAACACAAAAAAAATAATTAATACTATTAATAATGGAGGGAATAATTGATAATATATTGTATTATCAACCCCTTTGGATAATTTATATTCTATATAATCAGATATATTATTGCCACTTGAATCTATTGTAGGTATTAATTTATTTAATAAAAACATAGTTACAAGTGTAATAGTGATAGGGATTAAAAAAAATTTAATTATATTTATCATATTGGGAGCTAATATATGTAAACAATATACTGATATTAGTGTTATTGTTAAAGATATAAAATAAGATAGAGTGATTGATGTTTGTGTCATATAATTTTAAGATAGAAAAAAATGAATTTAAATTATATAAAAATTTATTTATTAATAAATAAAATAATTTTACAATATATCAGATGTTAATTGCGAGTATTCTTTTTCTACGATAGTAAATTCAAACATATAACTAATTTGTAAATGCTTCTTTATAAAAAATAATGTATTTTTATCTAAATTTTTATAAATATTATTTAAATTACCTCCCGGTATATCTATAATAAATTCATGCTGATTTTTAATATATGTTACAATATGACCTCCTTTATATATCAATGAACATGGATTATTATCACTAAAACCTCTTTTATTTTTCCTAACTATTCCAATATTTGCAGATGTATATTCATCTATGTTCGTAATCGGATGGTTTATTAACTCTACATAAAAACCTTTATCTATTGTACTTCCAAACGCATTTGCATAATATAAATAGCCATTATAACTTATATAATCTCCTATTTCCATATAATTATTCATTTTTAAACTATAATATTTTTCATCATAACAATTATTAGGCTTACTTGGAATACTTTTACCATTTTTTGTGGGACGGCTTTCATAAAAAACATATAATTTTTTATTATTTATTAGTATCTTTGTTAAGCTACTATTTAGATTAGAAGCAAATTCACTTTTACAAGGTTTTGTTGAGTAAAAATATATTATATCACCCGGTCTTAATCCATGTCCAGTAATAGTGTCACCTATACATTTTTCTTGCCTATAGTCAGGATGTGTGTGTTCTATTTTAATAATAATTCCAGGTTCAGGTTCAGATATATTTAAACAGGAATTAGTAATTTTTTCATTTTCAGTTTCACCCCCATCACTAAGTTTCTTTACATAAATTTTATCTTGTCCCACATATAAATGCTCATTACATTGTGTTTTAAGATGTAAAGTCATTTTATCTATATGACTTAGTAGTGTAGGTTCATATGTCATTCGTTCTGATGGAGAATATGTACTAAAAACAGCAAATGATGAAGTTCTATATGCACCAATTAATTTATCACTAATAACACGAGCAAAGGCTTTCTCATTTTCTATATTAGTTGATCTAAAATATTGCTGTGTATCTATCTCATCTATATCCACTAGTAAATAAGGCTCATTTAACACATCGATTGGTATACCAATATGAGATTCATTTTTCAACTGCCATAAAGGTAAATATCCAGTCCCCATATGATTTAAATTTTTGTTCCATGCATCCCCTTCTCCTGGGTTTGGAGTTTTAATCACATCTGTTTGTCCATTAAATTGATCGGGATAGTTACCATTATAATAAACAGGACTAAATGGGACAGTGACATTTAATAATCTAATATGTTTAATATTTTTTAATCCTTGTTGTATAACAGCACCTTGGTATCCTTTATATAATGTTGCAGGCTCTCTTTTAATACTACCATCAGGATTTAAAGTAGTGGGTATTTCAATGGTATCGCCATTTGGCGAAAACTTAACTTGGAAATTATTACTATTTGGATAAATAGACAAATCTCTATCTTTTGAATTAATTACTACTATAATATTTTTTTCCACTTGATTATTTCGCGGCGGTTTTATATCTGGATAAAAAGCATAATTATTTGTATCATTAACTCTATATTTACTAATATCTTCTATAACATTAATTTCATTTTTACTTTTACTATCAAAATTATAATAATTTTGATTATCCATTTTTTTACCTGTCTCTATTAAATTATCTAAATCATTATTATCAAAATTATTTGATAATAATTCTTCTTTTTTAATTTCTTCTTCTTCTTCTTCTTCTTCTTCTTCTTTTTCTTTAATTATATTAGATACTTTAGAATACATTCTATTTTTTTTTAAATTATCAAACATTTCATTGGGATTATTTTGTTCATCAGTTATACCTGGTTTTGCTAATTCTGTATTATTAATATTATACGAATTATCCATTGAAATAGAATTTACTCCAACTGGTATATTATTATTATTTATAGGAATAGATGAAGTAAAATTCTCAAGTTGGGGTTCAGGTAAATTATTATTCTTTAGTGAATTTATTACTTCTTTATTTATATTATGAAAATGAGTATTTATATTATTACTTGTAATGGGAGTAGATTTATATTTTGTTCGCATAGTTTCAAATAGTTTATTTTTATTATCTCGACTATTAAAATCTTCATCTGAAATTTTATTTAATATTTCTTTTAAAACAATAAAATTTTCTTTCGAAAAAAATTCTTTTTCAATATCCATATATCTGATTATTATATAAAAACTTTATATATACTATATGAATAATCTAATATTTATAATCTATTTAATTTTTATTATGATAATTTCTATAATAATAATAACATATTTTTTCTTTAATTTTATAGAAGTACCAATTCAAAAAAATAAAACTGGACAACTTAATAAAATTATTAAATCTATTTCAAATACTAAGAATTTTTTTAAAAGAAATAGTAGATTAAAGGGATGTAGAGGAGAAAGATGCATAAATGGAGGATATTGTTATAATTGTAAAGGACCAAATGCTTCCTGTTGTTGTTATGATATACAATGCTTAGATAAATGATAAATATAATTTATATATAGTTCTGTGTGGTAAATCTGTAACAGATAACATTTTATTATCAGATAATATTTTTTTAAATAAAATATTATCATTTCTAAATAAAATTTTATTTTTATCTTTATCAAGATACAAGACTTTTTCTTTATTAATATGTATATAAGATTGTTCTACATATCGATATAAATCTAATGTAGTTGATAATTCGTGCTGATATGTTATAAAGTTAAAACCACATTCTTTTTCAATAATTATAGGAATACAGTTATTTAAATATGAGTTGTTTAAATCATTAATACTATTAATATTATATTTTATATCACAACAATTACATTTAGTTGTATCCATTATATAAATACATCTTCTATTTTAATATTTTTTTTTAAATTAATAAATTTTATATTATATTTAATAATAATATTTCCTCTTTTATTATTTTCATTTAATAGACCAATATTTTTTATTATTTTAATTTGATTTTTAAATAATTCTCCTGGTAAAATATTAAATTCTTCTTCTTCGTTATCTGGTTTAATTATTTTATCATTAAAACCTAAATAAATGTCCTTGATGGTAATAGTTTTATGTAATATTAAATTATAATTCTCTATTAAATAAGTATCATCTTTACAATTCATGGTTATTATTATATCATTTCTGTTATTTGGTTTATTAATTTTAAAAGTCAATGATTTATTTAAAATTAATTTAGTTTTAATAACTTCTGTATTATTATTATAATTAATTTTAAATTTTTTTAATTTACCACTATATAAATCTTTTAATTTTACATTAATAATTTTTTTTATAGTATTTGTCTTATTAATATTAGATACTTCCTTTTTTATAATATCTTTAACAATATTATTATCCAAATTCTCTGCCATAGATTTACCAGTTATTATATTTGAAAAAGAATCTATTATTTTAGGCATTGTATTTTTAAAAATATATGATACATTTTTATTAATTGGTACCGTTTTAATATTTATTTCACCTATCCCTTGTAAAAAACTTTCTGAAAAATTACCAACAATATCTGGTTTAAATTCGCTAAATAATTGACTAAATATTTCTTCAGGATTAATATTAATAGATTCGGATATACCTGTCATATCATACATTTGTCTTTTAGAATTATCCGATAGAATAGAATATGCATCTGTTATTTCTTGAAATTTTCCTTTACCATCATCGCATTTATCTGGGTGATACTTAATAGCTAATTTATGATATGCTTTTTTTATATCAACCAAGCTAGATTTTTTATCAATACCCAAAACGTCATATAAATTATTCATTATTATAATTTATTATATAATTAATTTATTTTTTAAACCACTAAGTATTTTGATTAGTTAACCACTTATGTATCATTAATACTTCCTGTTGATTCCAAATGCGCTAACGCCACCGCACCAGTCTCCTTAATACTTCCTGTTGATTCCAAATGCGCTAACGCCACTGCATCAGTCTCCTTAATACTTCCTGTTGATTCCAAATGCGCTAACGCCACTGCATCAGTCTCCTTAATACTTCCTGTTGATTCCAAATGCGCTAACGCCACCGCATCAGTCTCCTTAATACTTCTTGGTGGTGGTGGTAGTCCTCCTAGTGGTAGTCCTCCTAGTGGTGGTCCTCCAGATTGCAGTAGTTGTTCCAGTTGAATTGTTATTATGTTTATCTCATTCTTTATCCTTTGTAGTTCGTTAGCTGTATTTTTTGCTGTAGCGTTTGCTGTAGCGTTTGCTGTAGCTTTTTCTTTAGCTTTTGCCTGTATCTGTTTCAGTAGAATTTTCAGTCGTTTCTCTTCCTCTTGCATTTGCTTGTCATGTTTCTGTTTATATGCCATTAGCTGATTCCGTATCTGTGTTATTTTTTGCTGGTCTCCTGGTTTTTCTCTTATCGCATTATGTAGAGCTTGTAGTTGTTTGGTTTGTAGTCCTAGATCTGGTTCTGCTTGTGGTTGGTCTGCTTGTTGTCCTGCTTGTGGTTGGTCTGGATCTCGTTCTGCTTGTGGTTGGCCTGCTTGTGGTCCTACTTGGTCTACGGCTTGTGTTTGGGTTGATGTTGATGATGTCAATAGTTGTGTTGGGTTAGAATTATTAATAGAAATTTCATTTATATTATTATTATTGTTATTATTGTTATTATTATTGTTATTATTATTATTAAAATAACTTGTATTAAATGTTGAATTATATAATGATAGAGATTGATTTATTAATTTTCTTATTTCGGGATACATATCTTTTATTTCGGATAACTGAATTAGTAATTCATGAGTTTTATTTAAATTACTTTGAATTTTTTTTTTTTTTAAATATAATTTATTTGAAAAGGCTAATTTATATTCATTTATAAACTCTTTTAATTTATCTATATTTATATTTACATCGTTAATATTATCATTATAAGTCCCACCTTTTTTATTTTTCTGTTCTAGTAAATACTCTATATATGATTGCGTTGGCATTTATAATTTATTTAAAGATTATAATATATTTTTATATAGTTATGAAATCTCTAAAAGAAAAACAAAATATAGTAAATGAATTAAAAAAAATAAAATTACCAGAACAAAAATCACAAGAATGGTTAGATATGAGAAATGGAATGATAACTGCAAGTGATTTTGGTTCTATTTTAGGACATAATAAATATTCTTCTAGAAATCAAGTTTTAAAGAATAAATGTTTTGTGGGTAAAAGATTTGAAGGGAATAAATATACTCGATGGGGAGAAAAATATGAATCTGTTGTTACTGCTATATATGAATTTAAAAATAAAGAGAAAATAAATGAATTTGGTTGCCTACAACATCCAAAATATAATTTTATAGGTGCTTCACCCGATGGTATTACAGATAATGGTAGAATGGTAGAAATTAAAGTTCCGAGTACTAGAGAAATTAAAGATAATGAAATCCCAGAGTCTTATTATGATCAGATGCAAGGACAATTAGAGGTATGTGATTTAGATGAATGTGATTTTGTTCAATGTAAAATTTCAGAATATACATATTTAGAATTTTGTAAAGATTCTAGTTCTGAATTTAAAGGCTGTAGTATAAATGTAGGAAAACAATTTATATATTCACATTTGAATATTAATAAAGAAGTGCATAAAAAATGGCTGTTAAGTGAAAAATCTAGATTAAAAAAAGAAAATAAAGATATTATAAATATTACATATTGGAAATTGGATAAATATTCATGTCAATTAGTCAATCGCGGTGATACATGGATGAAAGAATCATTGCCTTTATTTGAAAAATTTTGGAAAGAAGTTATATATTATAGAGAACATACAGATGAAATTCCTAAAAGACAAAAAAAAAAATTAATTAAAATGTGGTATATCGACACTCCATCCAATATATCCTAATCGAGTTTTAGGGTTCCATGTATTATCAGAAGGAGGCCAATTACCTGTCATAAATTCATTGGTAGTTATGTATGGCTGACTCCCTTGAAGAGTAAATGTAGGAGGAACAGGTTTTTCATAAGGTTGTGTTATTAAATTATTTCCTTTTAATAATTGCTGGAATGACATAGGGGTGGACATTATAATATTACTTATAAAAAAATAAATTTAATTCCATCCCCAAGATTTTAATTTTTCTTCTGGGATTAATTCTAAATTAGTAGGTCCATCAACCTGACCTGATGTTTGACCATATGGCGCTGGTCCATCTTGTAAACCTTCTTGAAATTGTTGCATTTCATCTAGAAATGATGTTTCATTATCTAGACTACCTGCTGGGTCAATGTCTTGTGTTTCTTCACCATAGTCATCTCCTATATCAGTTATCATATTTATAGATCTAACCTGTGTTGAATCAAATTCTTCTTGTATTTCCTTATCAATGTCTATTTCATCTTCAAGATTTTCTTTAAAATCTTCTATTTCCTGAGAAGTAGCTTCTCGTCCTTCTTGTGTTTGTATCATTTCTTTAGCATATTCTGTTTGTTCTTGATCAATCACTTTATTATCTATTTGAGATTTTCTAATATCTTCTTCTTTTTCTATTAATTGTTCATCTGTATTAACTGAATATAATTCTTTTTTAAATTCTTTTTTACTACTAGACATTTTCTGATACTTAAGATTAAATCTATTTTCATATTGAAATTGCATAGCTTCTTTGTATGAAGTATATGATTTTTTCTCTTTTAATAAATTGAAATTAGTATCTATTTTATTAAATATTTTCATAATAAATTTACAAATTATTGTGTTTATGCTAATTGATGAGAATGTTTTATCGTTGGATGTAATAGAATCTTTTTTTATAAGCCAATTATTTAAATCATTAAATAAAAAACTAAGTAAATATTCACTAGCTAGTTTAAATGTTAATTTACTATTTGTTTTAATTCTAGTCAAATCTCTACAATATTTTGTTTCGATACCATTGATAATATTTATTTCGTTGGAACTTAAGCTAAAATTTAAATTATTAAATAAATCATTATATGAATAAAATTCTTCTACAAATTCAATTTCATCTTTGATATTAAAAAAGAATTTTTTTTGTTCCTCTGGGTCATCAAATTTATATTTAGGAATATTTGCAACTCTTACTTTCTTTTTAATCATTTCTAAATATCTCATGAAATGATTTATATAATTTTTTAAGTTATTTATTCTATTTACATATACCCATTGATTATATTTAATGATTTCTATTTTAGATTTAATATTTTTATTTTGATAATTCATTCCAAGATTTGTAAGAATATTTTTAAATTTTATTTTAAAATCACTTGTTTCTCCTAATATAGAAGTTATTTTTTCTCCCAATGAATTAACTAGACTTATATAATCTTTTTCTATAGGTAAATCTTCTTTTATTTTAAATTTATATATATTTCCATCTTTTAGATTTAATTTAAAAATATTATCTAATAAGTTTTCATATTCATTTTTTGTAATATCTTCTTTTTCTATATCATGTAAAGATAAACCAGATACGATATCATATTTATCATCTCCAACATAAATTCTTTTTATTCCTATAAAATTACCTTTATTTACATAATATTTATTTAATAATTTATAAATATCTTCATTTAATATATCACCTACTTGATAAATACTTAACCACTTATGGACTTTTGGAAACATAACAGATAAAGTACCAGTTCTAACAAAATATTTATCATATTGATAATTTGATAAACTTTCGTCATTTAAATATTTTAAGTTATTATTTAATTTTATAAAATAATTTAAATAATTGTTATTTTTTTCTATTTTAGAACTACAACATGTAACGTTTGTTAACACACCATTTGGTAAATAGTATGGTAAATCTATTTTACTATTAGATATTATATATTGTATTATACTTAAAATTTCAATATTTAGATATAATTGTCTAGAATAATAATTATTAAAATTATCTTTCATGTCTTCTTTTCTTGAAAATAAATTACTTAAAAAATTACTAGATAATTTCTTGGGGATATTTGTTTTCTTAAAATCAATTTTAAAATTTTTATTTATTTCTATTTTTTTTTTAATTATTTTAATTTTATTATTATATTCTTCTTTTAAGCTAAAAACATCCTGATATTCTTTATTTTTTATTAAATTATTATATATAGTAGAAAATTTGTTTAATATATCTATTTCTTTTATAATAATTTTTTTCTTACTTCCATCTCTTTTAATTATTTCTTTATTTAATATTCCTAATTCTTTAATTATACAAGTTAAGTAATTAAGTCCATCTTTCCAATTAATTAAAGAACACGATGTTTTAGGTAATCCAAATTTATATTCTGGAGTAGCAGTTAAAATATCAATTAATAAAATTGAAGTAATAATTCCAATTTTTTCAAAATTATAATATTCAGAATATTTATCTTTAAAAAATGTTGTTTCTTCTAGTTTTTTTATTTGGTCTGTTTTCCCTAATTTTAATAACTGAGATATTTGTAAGGTTTTAAATATTTTAAATGAAATAATACAAATTATTTCAATAGTACATTTCTTAATAATTTCAATAAAATTTTTTGTCGATAACTTAAGAGATATTTTTTCTAGTAGTAATTTTAAAATATTACATATATCAAATGATACTTTTAAATTTTCAATAGGTATACCTTTATTAATCATTAATTCTCTAAAACTTTTTTCACTGCAATCAATATTATCTAATACTATAGTTTCAAATTCATTTAATTCCTTAGAAATTAATACTTTGGGATTTTTTTCGTTATTTGTCATTACATCTCTTATCCTTTTAATATGACCATATGAATCGAATCCATCTATTATGTCATAATTAACTATATCTATAATATCTCCACAATATTTACAATATATATTAGATGAAGATGCATCCCTTGTGTAATCACCATATTTACTTAGTAAATCACTAGCAATTATTTTTTTATTATTTAAATTTATAGCATTTTCGTATTTCTTTATAATATACCAATGTGAGCATAACATAGGTTTCTTATATTTCTTGGAATAAATATAATTATCAATTGTTAAACCATCTATATCTATAATTTTATAAATTAGATATTTTTTTATAAAATTATTATTTAACTTAAAAACTTTATTTAAAATATCAACATCTCTATATAAATCTTTGGAATTATAATTTTTAATATCTACATCTGAATTATTACTTATATTTAATTTAAATTTTAATATATTAATTTTATGTTTCGCATTAGTATAATTATTGTATATTTTATTTTTAAAATCATCCGAATCCAATATATTTAATAATTCCTCAAATCTATTTATAATTGTATTATAATTTTCATATTTTTTCTTATATCTATAAAATTTTCTACTAAAACATTCATTTTCAAATACACAAAGTAAATCTTTTATACCTATATCTTTAATATGCTTATCTATTAAACATATTTCTTTTAAGCTTTTATTTTCTTTATAATTTTTAATAAAATTCCATTCTTCTTCTTTATACATAAATAATGAATTTAAATTACTAACAAATGCAATATCTCCATTTTCTACATTATCTAAATTATATAAATCATCTTTATATTGCACTTTAATTTTATATTTTTTACAATTAAAATAATTCTTTGATTTTTCTTCTTCATCTAAATATGTTTTTATTGAAGTTATTTTATTTTTAAATTCTTTTAAAATATCTTTAAATTTATTTTTATTTTTTATTAAATCTAAATTGTCATATATATACTTAGTGATATATGCATAAAAAAATCCACCATAATCTTTTTGATTATTAATCCAATTAATTCTTAAGTAATTTGAATTTTTATTACTATTATTAAAAATACCATAATTTTCTTTTATTTCATCAGATAATATAAATTTATCTGATAAAAAATAAATTATTTCTTCTTTATTATTATTATTATGAGATACTTTATCTGTATTTTTATTAATTAAATTTAAATATTTATCATTAAATTTATTTAAATAATTTGTGTTTGATTCTTGTATAAAATCAATTTTATTAGATATTAAAAAATTATTAATTTCTATAAGTTTAGATATTGTATTTGTATTTGTATCATCTATTTTACTTAATACCAAATCTTCTAGTTTAGGTATTACTTTTTCTATAATTTCTAAATATTCTTTTTTATTTAATAATTTTTCATTAAATAAATATGTATTTATTTTATTTGATTTATTATCTTTTAATTTATTAAAATTACCTTTAACTATATTTAAATTTAAAGGAATATTTGAATAAACATCTCCAAAGTTATCTTTTACATTTAAATTTTTAGTATTAATATTTAATATAAATGTATTTTTTGATATTAATTTAATATTTTTATGAATCCCATTAATAGGCAAATTAGAATTATTTATATAAATAGATTGACCAGTGATAATATTATCCGAATCTAATGTAAATTCTCCCTGTTTTGATTTTGTAAATGAAGTAATTTTACCAATTTTATTATAATTTATATAATTAAATATACTTTCATCATATAAACTATTTAAATTACCATAAAGATTATTTATAACTACAAAACCAACTATTGATGCTTTATTAGCAGGAATAATACATTTTTGTTTTAGTGCAGCATCTTTAGAATTATTTTCTAAATATATACAATAATTATTTAATACATTATTCATCGAGTAATCAATATTATCCAAATTGACATTTCTTAATGCTGTAAATAAATAGTCTGGACATGTATTATATCCATAATTATCTATATTTTCATATGGATCTAATAATCTATTAATTTTTAATTCAAAATCTATATAAGACATATTATTCATTTTGTAATCAAATATTATATTATTTAATTTTTCATATTCTTGACTTTCGGATGTAAAATAAACTCCTTTTTTATTAATTAAATCATTATCATCTGAATCAAATATCTTATTAAATATTTTTTTTTTATTATTAATAATTGGTATAATATTATTATTAAATATTCCCTTGAAAGTTTTATCTTTTAGATAATCGTTCTTAAAGCATTTGTTTAATAAAATAAATGTTTCATTTTTTAAATTTATAAATGTCTTAACTTTTTCTAATATTAAATTTTGGAATGCTATATTATTTTGCTTAGAAAATGGTAATTTTCTTAAGAATATATTTTCTAATTCGTTTTCTAATATTGTATCATCTGTTTTTAAATTATACGATGTATCTAATTTTTCATATTCATATACAATATTTACATCTGTCTTTATATCACCAAATATATCAAAATTTATATTTTTATTGCTATTACTATTATTACTATTACTATTACTATTATTACTATTACTATTACTATTACTATTATTTTTCTTTCCTCCTTCTAAATAATAGTTTACTTCTTCTACATAATTTGTCATATATAATTATATTTTATAAAAAATCTATTTAAAAAATTTAATATCATATTATATTAATATGGAATTATTAAAAGAAATAAATAAAACAAATTTAGAAGAAGTTACTACTAAATATAAGTTAGAAATTATAGATGATATAAATTTTCCTAATTTATATTTATTAAAATATTCTAAAGATTCAGAATTTAAAAACTTAAGAATTATAAAAGAATGTCGAGGAATAATATTGGAAAAAAAAACAAATAAAATAATATGTTATGGTTTAGATAAAACAGAAGATATTTTAAACATAGATAAAAATAAATTTAAAGATTATATAATTGAAGATGCTATAGATGGAACTCAAATAAGATTATTTTATTACTGTGATAAATGGTCAATAGCAACAGCTAGATGCATCGATGCTTATAAATCTAAATGGAATTATGTTAAATCATATGGGATCTTATTTGATGATGTTAAAAAATATATTAATTTTGATTTATTAAATAAAAATTATACATATACATTTATAATTAAACATATTGAAAATAGAATTATAGAAAATGTATATGTAAATGATATATATCATATTCATACGAGAAATAATATTACATTAGAAGTAATAGATCATGATATTAAAATAAAAAAACCAAGCAAATACAATTTTAATAATTTAGATGAAATATATAATGAATTAGAAGTATTAACATTCAATAACATGGGTTATGTTATAAAAAATATGAATTATATATTTATATTAAAATCACCTGAATATATTAAAATAAAAGAACTAAAAGGAAATAATTTTAATATTAAGTATTTGTATTTAAATTTAAAAATAAATAATAAATTAAATGAATTTATTAAATATTTCCCAGAATATAATGAATATTTTAAGAATACAGAATTAAATATATTACATTTGATAAATGATTTACATAAATTATATATAAAAAAATTTATTAAGAAAGAAAAAATAATTAATATTAATAAATTAAAGTATCATTGCTTATATAATATACATAAGCAATATTTAACAAGTAAAGCAAAAACTACATCTGATAATATTGCAATATTTGTAAATAAATTACCCACTGGTTTACTAATAAAATTAATATAATATTATTAATATAATGATTGAATATATTAAATTTAATAAACAAAAATTAATTTATATTTTTATAAGTATTATTGTTATTTATATATTTTATGGTTTTATTACTTCAATTTTAAAATATCCTTTGATAATCATATTAGGAGTATATATTGGTAATATGATAAGTATTAAAAATAATTAATAAATTTATCATATAAACTTAATAATTGCTTAATAGTATCTTCTATAATTATTTTTGCATTATCTATATTATTATCTTTAGAATCCTTAAAATGAAGATATATATATAGTTTATTATCTAATGGATGTGGGATAAAACTACTTGATGAATTAAGTAGTTTACTATTTCTTGATAAATAATGAGAAATTACATTCCCAAGTGTACATGTTTCATTATAGAATAATATATTAGTAATATTAGGATTATTTTCATTAGCTTTAATAGAAAAATAATCATCAGATGGATATTTTAGATTCTTTAGAATATTGTTTAATTTTAATTTTATATTACAAACACCTTCTTTTAAAGAATCTAAGCCTGATACAATTCCATTAGATTCTATTTCATAACTATAAATCATTGGTTTGTTGTATTTATTTTTATCATAAGCAAGTTGTTTATTTTCTATTTTATAATGAATTAGATCTTTTTCATCTTTAAAGTCTTCTTTATTTATCATTTCTTCTAGTAATTTTTCATTGATTTTATATGTAAAAATATTTTTACAACATTGCTTTAAGAATGCTCCATCTTTTATAGGATTACTTTTCTTTAGTGAATATGATATATTTATACCCTCACCTGGTCTAACAACATTAAATAATATTATATTATTATATGTAACAAATCTATCTATAACTTTGTCATTATATTTAAAAATTAAATCAGATGATTTAATTTCTATGGGATATTCGTTATCATTTAAAATATTTAATTCTATAGTAAGATTATTTATGTCATATTTATCTCCAAATTTTTTAATATATGGTAATGAAGAAATAATATGAATAACAATGTCATTGTTATAAATAGTATTATTTCGTAAAATATTAAATGTATCTTTATTAAGAAAATATGCTTCATTTTCTTCTTCTATAATTCTTCGAATTGAATTTACAAAACTAATATCTATATCATTATCTTTATTATTATTTATATCAAATTTTAATATATCGTCTGTATATTTACAATTATAATTATAATAATCTTTTAAATTTTTTAATTCAATATTGCTAATCATTTATTATATATATTAATATTAATAATATAAATTCATTTTTTTATATATTTTATATATTTTATTTAGTTTATATTCTATTTTTTATTATATTTATAGTAAAATATAAATGAATTATCCATTGTTATTTTATAGCAGCAAGTGTCCTCATTGTAAAGAAATACTTAATTTATTACACAATGTTAAACTAGATATAAAACTTATATCCATTGAAGAAATTAAGAAAATACCTAGTTATCTTAAAGTAGTTCCAACTCTATTAAAAGGTCCTAATTCTCAACCAATAACTGGTTCATCTGTTTTTGAATGGTTTAAAGAATTTGAAAGAAATAATACATCAAATGCTCCACAATCAAATCAATCAAATCAATCAAATCAATTATCAAATCAATCAAATCAATTATCAAATAAACCTATATCATCGGGAAAAAATGATTCCATAGAACCTTTTTTTAATAATGAAATGGCAGGATTCTCTGATAATTATTCTTATTTAGGAAATGATGCTCCTATAAATCACTCATATCAATTTTTAAATAGCAATATGTCGTCAAGTGATAAAAAATTTAATGAACCTCAGAGTAATAAAGAAAAATCCTTTAATAAAAATTATGAGAAATTAATGGAAGCTAGAAAAAATGATATAGCAATTCCAAATACTGTTAAAAGAGTATAAAGTTATTTTTATTTTTAAAAATTATATGGATATGAATAATAATAATATTAAAATATCACCACTTAGTATATTTAATATAAACATAAATGGCCTAGTGGATGATTTAATTAGATTATTTCCTGATAAAAAATATTTACAAGTATTTAAGCTTAAATTTGAAACATTAATTAAATATAATCCTAGAAGAAGTTATAATTTATTTAAATCGGAAGTGTATATTTATAAAAATGAAATTATTAATAGAGATTCTAATTTTTTTTTAAAAAAAAAATATAATGATCGATTAAAAAATAATGATATTAATTCCAATTGGAGCTTGGATAAAATCTTAGATATTAAAAATATATGGGGTCAATTATCTAATGATAATAAAAATATAATTTGGGAGTATTTTAGTGTTTTAATAATATGTGCTGAAAAAATTAATATGAATGATTGCTCAAAAATGACTAGTAAGATTTCTACTTAAAAATTATATATTTTAATAAATGACTAAAGTATTATGTTTTTTTTATTATTTATTACTATAATTTTTAGATAATTGTAATATTTTTTTATATAGTATTCTATTATTTCTACGTTTTACATTAATATCTGTAAATAATTCTGTTTGTATTAATGGATTGACTTCTTTTCTCATCTGAATAATAAAATTTCTCCATAAATAAATAACTCTTTTTTTTGCTTGTATATTTTTATATTCGTTTTCTTGTATATATCTTTTTTTTGATTTCTTTATCACATAGATAATTAAAATAATGCATCATTGTTTTATTTTATAATAAGGAATAATATTTATATAACATCTAAATATTCAGATGTATTTAAATTAACATTAAAGTTATTATCTATAATATCATCTATTAATTCTCTTAATATATCTTCATCAGTATCTTTTTCTCGCCAATTTTTATATTGTAGCATTTTAGTATTATTTTTTTTATTATATTCTGTAACACTATCTTTATTGTTAATAAATTCATTATTTTCATCAATATAATCTTTAAAATGTTCTTTCCAATATTCATAATTAATTCCACCCATTACTAATATTTTACCATGATACACTATTGCCTTTGCTTCTATATTCATTTATACAACTACATAATTATAATTATATTTAAATAATTTATTTTTTAAAGGCATTTAAATTGATAAAAAAATATAAATAACTAATATATTATGAATAATTATTTTTATAGTAGTGATATTAAATATAATTTATATAAAAAAAATTTTAATAATATTTTAAAACAAAATAAAGAAGCAATTAAAATAGGTGGTAGTAATTATACAAATGAAGAAATAATTCTCTTTTTAAAAGCAAAAGAAGAGAATTATGATATTCAATTCATTAACTATTCTAATTTACATCACTTTATTAATAAATATAAATTAAAAAATAATAATTCTGATGAAGTAAAAATTAATAAAAATGAACAAAACAAAATACTCAATGATATATATACATTACCGGATAAGATTTATAATATTAGATATAAAGGAATATTATCCAATAATATTCCTTATTTTATGATTATAATATTAACCCAATACAATCCATTTTTTTTTAGCAACCAAAAAAAATATTTAGATATTAAAAATAATGATTTTAATAGGTCTCTAAAAGAATTTTTTAGAGATTTATATATATTATATATTGCTATATTATTCAAATATAATATATATAAAAAAAATTTAAATAAATTTTTTATAAAAGATTTTATTTATAATCCGCAATTAATTTCTTATTATAATAATGATAAATTTGATTATATTCAGGAAATTAATTTACCTCCAAAACTAAAATCTATATTAAATGAATCTAATGAAAATTATATCAATGATTTTAGGTCTATTAGTATCTTTATAAAAAATAGCTGCTACAATAATATTGCAGATAATATTAATTTTTTTGAAAATTTAAAAAAACAAATCGATGGGGATATAAAAGATTATTTTGAAATAAATAATAATTAATGCGTAAATAACAAATAAAAATTATATTATTAGAATACAAATGTCAAATAAATTAAATGATGTGTATAAGCAAATGCTAGATGAAGTATCAAAAATATTTCATTTTTCTAAAAATGTTATTGATGAATATGATAAAGATTTAGATTTTTATAAAATGTTTATTAAAAATAATATTTTACATTTAGAAGATATTTCGTTGGGTAATGCTGTTAATTTATGTAATAATAATTTTTATATAACAGATGGTATTAAATTCAAAGAAATATGGGATGATAAATTGTGTGATAATGAAATTAAAAATACAATCTGGAAATATTTACACTCGATGATATTTCTAATTTGTAATGATGAATTAGAAAAATATATAGAATCTGAATTTAAAGACCATAAGAAATTTGAAGATATGTGTAAAATTATTAAGAAAACAGACGAAATATTAAATAATTTAAAAAATTTTAAAGAAAATAAAAATACACAACCAACAGGATTAGAAGGTACAGCAATTGGTTCATTGGCAAAAGAAATTATGGATGATATTGGAATGAGTGGGGATATTGATCCATCTAAACCTCCTTCTATAGGAGATTTAGGTAGTTTAATGAGTAAAACATTTTCAGCAATTCAGAGCAAAATGAGTAGTGGAGACTTTAATGAAAGTAAAATGATGGCAGAAGCATCTCAGATGATGGGTGGGATGAATTTATTTGGGCAAGATAATTCAAAAACTAATTCTAATATTCCAAGAGGGATGTCTGGTATGCCTATGAATAAAATGAATGTAAATAAAAGAAAAATAATTAGAAAAAAGAAAAAAAATAATAAGAAAAAATAAATTATCTTTGTAGTTAATATAATGAAGACTAATAATAATGCATCTGAATTTCCATTTGTTTTTGTAGTTATTAAATCAAGTAATCAACCACCAAAATACATGAAAGAAGTTACATTGAATGACCTTCCTCCTAATATTAGAATATCTGAATTTGTATTTAAAGAGGGATTATATCAAAATTACAAAAAAGGTAATAATACATTAAAAGAATTTCATAGCCAAGTAAAAGATTTTGAAAGACATGCTAAAATGGGTAATAGAATTTTACATGATGTAGTAGTTCCAAAAGAACTATTAGAAGTTATTAAAAAGATGATGCCTGAAATTAGATTATATGTTGAAAAGGGTAATAATAATATTAGTAATAATAGTAGTAATAATAAAGTAGTAAATAATAACGGGATAGGAAAGGTAAATAATAACGGGATAGGAAAGGTAAATACTCTGAACGGAATAGGAAAGGTAAATAATAACGGAATAGGAAAGGTAAATAATAACGGAATAGGAAAGGTAAATAATCTGAACGGTGGTAAAATTATGTATGGTGGTAAAGCATATAAATTACATTATGGTTCTCGTGGTGGAACATATATTATGAAAGGAGGAAATAAAATGTATTTCTAAGGATTATACTTTTGAAAATAAAAATTAACTTCTAATATTCTTTTTTACATTCTTTAAAAAAAATTTATTATAATAATAATAAATATATGATAAAAGATAAATTTTGGTTAGATGATATTTCTATATTATATAGAAAAGATAGATTAATAGAATTTTTCCCTTCAAATCAAATGACTACATTAGAAAAAATGAATTCATTAGTTAGATTAAGTATTTATTCTGGAATACTATTAACTTTATTTACTACTAACTATTTATATTTATATATTCCAATAATAACTATAATTATAACAGGTCTAATTTATTATTTTCAAAAGGATAATCCTATAATGAAAATGACCACAATTGATATTAATTTAAATAGAAAACCTAATAAAAATAAAAACTTAAAGAAGCCTACAGCAAATAACCCATTTATGAATTATAATCACATAACCAGTAATCCAAACACTGGTCCAGCTGAAAAATCATATGATAATAAAAAAGTACAAAAAGAAATTAAAAATTATTTCAATACTAATCTTTATAGAGATGTATCCGATTTATATAGTAAAAATAATTCACAACGACAATATTATACTATGCCAAATACACAGATAGTAAACGATCAAACTAAATTTGCTAAATGGTGCTATGGAACAGATGCTACTTGTAAAGAAAATACAATTAAATGCGCTGGTTACAGTAATCAATTAAATAATCTCAATAGAAATATTTTAGAAGCATAATATATATGAATATAATACCACCTATTGTAGGAACAACAATATCACTGGGGACATTAATTTATCATACAGGTAAACACGCTCATATGCTAGAAAACTTAGGAATAAGTGTTCATGCATTAGATAAAAAAGACAATGAATATAATAAATTACTATATGAAATGAAAAGTAATCTTGGAATTATAAATGAAAAATTAAATAATATTGAAGATGATGTTAGAGAAATTAAATCAAGAATAAAATAATATTGTTTTAGTTTATATATGAATTGTCAAAATAATTCTGTATCAACTGGTATTAAAAAATCAGATAAATTACTACAAACTCGTCAATTTTTAACTGTTCCATACATGGGTGCTGGTAATACTGTGACATTGGATGCTGACACAGAATCTAGACTTAAGTTTGGAGATGATACTTTTGTTCCAAAATCTATAAATCCTCTTTCAGGTATAACAATAAATAGATTTATTCCTTTAATCCCATGTGTTAAAAATAATATCCAAGACCCAAAACACATAGTTCCAACTAATTGGGTTAGAGGAGGTGCTGATACACGTGCTGTTATTAAAAATATAGATTATCGCAAACAATGCTTAAATTTTTAAAACTACTTAAAAAAATGATAAATTTTTTTAATATAATGATTCTTTTATCTGTTTTGAAGAAAAAAAATAAGTCTGAACTACAAGATTTACTAGATGAAAATAATATTAAATTTACTAAAAAAATGCTCAAGAAAGATTTAATTGAATTATATAAAAATAAAAAAACAATTGATCTTAATGAAGTTAATGAAGTTAAAGAAGTAGAAGAGGAACTTAAAGAAGTAAAGAAAGAGGAAGTAGAAGAGGAACTTAAAGAAGTAAAGAAAGAGGAAGAGGTAGAGGAAGTAGAAGAAGTAAAGAAAGAGGAAGAGGTAGAGGAGGATGTAGAGGAAGTAAAGAAAGTGGAAGAGGTAGAGGAGGATGTAGAGGAAGTAAAGAAAGTGGAAGAAGTTAAAGAAGTAAAGAAACTAGAAAAAGAAGTTAAAGATTTGAATAGTAAAATTGAGATGTTGATGACGATGATGTCAAATATGAACAAAGTTACAGATTCAGTTGATAGAATAGAAAAAATAATTGATACAGATATAGAAAAGACTTTAGAAGAAAAAATAATTGATACGGATATAGAAAAGACTTTAGAAGAAAAAATTGAAATGCTACTAGAGGATGATAATGATTATATAAAAATAATAAATAATTTATATAGAAATGGAATTAATTTTAATTGTAATATATTAGATAGTAATTGTCATAGTGGTAAAATAGGTAATTTTTTTATAGATAATAAATTTAAAATTGATTGCTTGAGTATTAGTAATAATATTATAAATAATATTAATAATGAAAATTTTAAATTAGTAAATGAAAATTTTAGTGAGATAGAAGAAAACAAATATACTATGGTATTAAATTTTAATTACCTAGAATATGTAAACAATGATGAAATTGAAAATGTTATTAAAAACTTAATAAAAATAACAAATGATAAACTAATAATATTGGTTGATTACAAAACAGATAATTTATTGAAAAAACCTTATATATTTGAGAGAAAATATGAGGAATATATTAAAATTATTAAAAATATTGCAAAATTGGATAATGATTATAAAATTGATCAATTAAAAATAGGAAATATGCCTATAAATATAATATTTTTAAGAAAAATGCTCAAAGAAGAATCACAATTATTAAAACATATTCAACAAGAGGAAAAAAATATAAACCTATAATATAATGAGTTTTAATAGAATTATGTATGATAACTGTGCATATAATAGTAATATAAAACAAAGTAAATCTCCAAATAATTATATGTTATATCCTGGTAAATATTATAATAAAAATGAATGTAGAAATGAATTAGGATTAGTGGGTGGTTCTGGGGTTAGTTTATATCCAGGTAATTTAGTAGATTTAGAATCAGATTTACGTGGACAATCCCGAGCATTAAGTGGGTGTCCTGAGAAGCAATATCAATCGCGATGTAATTATTGTCGAAATTGTAATACCGGTTTGCCTTGTGGTTGTATAGATTGCCAAGAAGAAATGGATAATCTCCCTTCTTGTCAAATGGCGGATTATAAAGCGGTTGCTATGCCCGATCGCACTAAAACATATTATTGTAGTCAGCCATATTAATAAGTATAAGTTAAACCTAAATGTGTTTATCATTATTGACATATTTATAAAAAATGAAATATAGTGATAAATTTTTAAATATTTAAAGAAAAATGAATCAGATTTTAGAATTTTCTGAAATATCTTTATTTTATAAATCAGTTGATGATTTATTTAAGTCTATATTACTCAAGTATCCTTTTACTAAAATGCTATTAAGGGTCTTTAGTTTAACTTTTTTTAAGATATTATTAAACAATATTCATGAGTTAAATTATAAATATTTTTTAAAATTAATATTAAATAGAATTAATATTAAGCAACCTATTATATTAAAAATGCAAGAAATACAGACTGGATATACTCAATCAAGATCTATATTACTTGAACCAAAGATTTTACAATTTTTAAAAATTTTAGAAGAGAAATTATATGAAAAAAAAATAACAGGTAGAATAGAAGCAATATCACTACCTGTATATGATATTAAATATCAAAATTACATAGATGAAAATGGTGGTTCGTTATTGTTTCCAAATAACCTATATAGAAAGGATATTGGGAATGGTTTATTAGTATCAACTAAGATAATTACTAAAGAAATACAAATAAAACAAGATTTAAATCAATTTAAGGAATGGGTTATAGAAATAGAGTCTATGGATGATAATTTTAATCCAGTTGATTTTTTAAGTAAACTATCAGATGATTTTAAAATAAATAATAATAATTATTATAGTAAAATAGATAATAAAGCATATTTATATATTGGGAGAAAGAAAACTGATGATTTTGATAATAAAACAGTTATGGAATTTATTTATTCTGAAATGCCCAATGGATATGATTTATTAAAATTTCATGATACAGAGCTAGTAAGAAAAATAAAAGAATACACAGACCCTTTTATTAAAAAGTATATTGAATATGAATTACATAAAAATAAAGATAAAAATTTTAAGGATATTAATTTTTCTTTATCTATTTGCATAATAGGTGAACCTGGTTCAGGTAAAACACAATTATCAAGATCTATAGTCAAATATTTAGAAGAACGCATTGGAATTAAATTAATATCTATATGGACTGGTATCGATTCAATTAAATCTATCAGAGATGGTATATCATTATTTATTACTAGGGAAATAGATGGTAGGAAATATGGTAATAAAGCTGTATTGATATTTGATAACTTAGATAACGAAAATAGCATATTACATAATACTATGAATTGTGAAGAAGTAATTAATACCGAAAAAGGTATTATATCTAAGAAAAATAAACCCGAATTATCCCATTACATAAAAACTATCATGGATAGTCCATTAAGCCCACCTGGTAATATCAATATTTATAATTGTACACCTAATATGATAGATGGGATTAATCCAGAGTTTGAGCGTCGTATGGGTTTAAAATTAACACTAAAACCACATACATATAATAAAAAATGATTAAAATAATTTAATTTTATTGAATTAATAATAATAAGATGGAGTCTTTATCACTTAATTCTTTACCACATGGGATTTGTATTAAAATATTTGAATTATGTGATTTCACAGCATTGTCTTGTGTTAATAAAAATTTCAATTATATTTCTAATTTATCTTGCCTAAGAGATAGAAAACAAAAATTATCTTTTATACAAACTCATAAAGGCAAAAATTTATATTTTTATATATCATATACTAATATACCAGTGTTTATTGCTAAGTGTATTGAATATGATATAAAACTATATTCTCATTCTTCACCTTGCTCACAAAAATGGTACCTCGATGGATTAGATGATCCATTTTATGAAAATGAAGGTCTTGTTTCATCAAATATTAACCAATACTCCGATGTTATTTCATGGGAGGGAGTTATTTTAAACAATGATTTACCATTATTTAAAGATGCTGGTTATAATAGTGATAACCTAATTTATATTAAAGAAGAATAATAATAATTTAAAATCTTAAATAATAATATATATGAGTTTTAATAGACTTAAATACGATAATTGTGATGCTAAAACATCCATTAATGAATCTGTTGGACCTGGAAATTATATGATGAATACACCTGTTACTTGTCAAGGATGCTTCCAACCCAATCCAAGTATTATCGCACAAAAAGGAAGTGTTAGTCTTGAAAGGGATACTCCATGGCGTTTCTTCGATGGACCTGTCGATGTAGAATCTGATTTAAAAAATATTACTCGTCCAGCTACCAAATGTCCAGACTACAAATACAAACCTAGTTGTAGTAATCCTTGTGATAACCAAGGAATGCCTTGTGGACAGGGTGTTGTTCGTGGATGTAGTAGTAATAATTTAGATGGTAAAACAGGTGAAATGGCTAACGATAATGTAGTTGATTTACCCACCTGTTTATTTCCTGTTGAAAACACTCGCTTAAGTAATCCGCCATGTACTCTTCGTGGAACAGGTATAAATAGATTCAATCCATTATGTATGAATCCACAGTCTCAGATTTTCTTTCCTGGACAATATCAAATCTCTAGTCGACTAGTAGTTAAAGATAATCACTTCCCTTGTGTTCCAAATCCTGCTATTAATTCGATGGATCCTAATATGCCTGACCCACCTTGTCACAAGATTGGAGGAGTGTGTGCTAATAATACTTTACCGATGTATCGCTATGATGTGTGTGGTTAAACTTGAAAAAATGAAAATTGTTTATAAGGATAGATGTTATTAGGATATATTTATTTTATGAAAGAAATAACAATAAAAAATTTAGAAAAACAAAGTCTATTAATAGAAAATAGGAAAACAAAAAATACATATTCCTTACAAACATATAAAAATTTGTGTAAGGACAGAAATTTACCAGTAAGTGGGACTAAATTAAAACTTAATGAAAGATTATTAATCTTTTTAAAAAATAGTCATGTTAAAAAAGAATGTTCGAAAGAAAAAATCAAGAATATAACTGATAAAGTTATTGAAAATAAAGTTATAAAAGAAAATGTAAAAAATGAACCTGAAAAACAAGAAATAATAAAAATATTTAGAGAAAATGTCAAGGGTAAAAAATTATGTAATAATTCTAAACATTGTGGTTCAGAAGGACACGAATTAGAAAAACTCATGGGTATACGTCATAATTGTGATAACGCTCCTGATCTTAATGGTTATGAGCAAAAGAAAGAATCACCTGTCACAACATTTATTGATAAACAGACTGATAAAAAATTTTATGAAGGACAATCTTTTAAAAATAATGATAAACATATAAAAAAATTATATTGGAAAACATTTGAAAGAACTAACTCAAAACCTAATAGAATTGGTGGATGGAAATTGGATAAATTTGATATTGATGGACAATGTATTAAAATTGATGATCAAAATAATATTAAGGTTGTTTATAATTATAATGAAGATAAACGCAATAATAAAGAAAATATAGTTTCAATATATTATAAAAACAATGAAGAACATTTAATAGGTATTTGGAAAGGAGATACTTTAAAGAAATTTATTGAACGTAAATTTAATATTAAAGGATTTTATATATTAAAAAAAAATAAAGATAATATCTATAATAGTATTTGTTTTGGTAAAGGAATTACCTTTGATTTTTTTATACAAGAATTTAAGAAAAAAAATATTTATTATGATGGTTATTCACAAATTGATGGTAGATGGAGAGGTGTGTTTAGAGCATCTAAAAAATGGTGGGATGATTTAATTATTGAAGAATATTCATAATATGTTTTCCTAGATGATAAGCGAATCTACATGCTACAGCGTTCCCTATTTGCATTATTTGGTCTTTTTTATTACCTTCTAAAATGAAATCATCTGGAAATGTTTGAATTCTTTTTAATTCTAAAACAGTAAGTCTTCTAATATCCGTATCGTTATATTTTACTAAAGCATCATAACCATCTTTCCAATATCTAGCAGGAATAGTATATGATGGTTTATCCAATTTTAAAAATTGAGCACCAAATCCATTGCCATTTTGTTTTGATTTTAATTTTTTGGCAATAATACCATTAATAGCTTTTTCACTTAAATAATTTTTTTCATCTATTTTATCTCTTGATAGTAGAATTGTACTAACTGGTATTCTATTTTCTTTACTAAGTATATTAGATGGTTCAGTCGGATATTTATTTAAATCTTTACGAATACCAATTATTATAACACGTCTTCTATTTTGTGGAACTTCAAAGTCACTAGCATATAATTTACATATGATACAATTATAATTTTTATTTAATTGTTCCATAATTATATCAATTACATTAATCTTTGAACTATTCTTCATTGATAGAATACCCATAACATTTTCCATAATAAATGTTTTAGGATTAAAATAATCTAAATATTTTACATATTCCATAAATAAAGAATTCCTTGGATCTTTAATATCTCTTTTACCTGCGATACTAAAACCTTGACATGGTGGACCACCAACTATTAAATCTATATTATTTTTTCCAATTTTATATTTATTATCAAAATATAAAGGAGATAATTCTTTAATATCTTCACATATCGAAAGATGATTAAAATTTTTATTATAACTATTTATAGCTTTATCCCAAATATCTATTCCACATATTATATCAAGTCCAGCATTTTCTAGACCCTTACTCATACCACCACAACCACAAAATAAATCAATAACTTTTAATTTAGGTTTTTTAAATTCCTTTATTTTCTTCTCAATTTCTATTACTTTATTTTTATAAAATTCTAATTCTTTCTTTAATTTATCTAAAGCATCTTCAATAATATTCTCAAATTCAGGTTCTAAAGCATCATCGATTATATTTTCAAATTCAGGCTCTAAAGCATCATCAATGATATTTTCTTCTTTGAATTCTAATATTTGATTAATAATATCTTTTTTCAATCGCTTAGGTTTTACTTTTATTTTTTTACAATATACTTTTAAGTCTACAACTTTAAATTTATTTAATTCCTTAAAGGATTTAGCATTTTCCATGGTAATGTATTAATATAAATTATAATTTTTATAAATCATTTTTTTATATAATTATAATTTTCTTAAGAACCACATATTTTTAGAAAAAATAAGTTTTTTTCCTAACAATTTTATTTTTTTATTTTTGGTAATATATTTGCTTATAGATGTATCTGTTTTCTTTATAACATTAAATTTCTTATTTAATTCTTTTTTAGACATGTTACTAAATTTACTATTTTTAGTAGGTTCAATTACTAGTAAAAAGCCTTTGTCTGATATATGCTTAATTATATTATCCAAATCATCTTCCAGATTATTTGAATAATGTATACTATTCTTTAATAACATCATATCTACTTTCTTAATAGGGATATTTTCAAAATCACCCTTCATAAATCTAATTTTAGATAGGTTTTTTTCCATATATGGAAACTTCTTTACGAGATATCTTTTATGCTTCCTCGCCCATTTTAACATATTATCAGAAGGTTCTATGCCATATACTTTTTTAAATATCGTTGATAACATTTTAGAGTCTAGTCCTTGACCAGAACCTAACTCCATAACATTCATATTAGATGGATTTGCTGAATATTTACTTAATAAATTAATAATAATATCTTTTAACCATCCTGATTTATATGTTTTTGAATTCATATAGGGATTCATTGTATATATATATATATATATATGAATATTAATAGTTTTTTATCATTTTTTATTAATTAATAATACTTAAAAGTAAAAAAGTATTTTTTTATATAATGGACAAATCTAAAAATAATGAAAACGTTTGGAGTGATGAAGAGGGAGATGAAATTATTGAAAAAACTAAAAGTATAAAAATAGAGCCCGAAGCTGAATCTAAAAAAAAAATTAAGAAAATTAAAGTAATAGAATATGATACATTTGATGAAATGAATTTAAATGATGATTTATTAAAGGGTATTTATTCATATGGTTTTGAAAAACCATCGGCAATACAAAAAAAAGCAATTGTTCCTTTGTCGATGGGTCTGGATGTATTAGGACAAGCTCAATCAGGGACCGGTAAAACTGGTTCTTTTCTAATAGGTATGATACAATTACTTTTAAATAATAAATTTTTTGGGCGTAATCAAGCATTAATATTAGCACCAACTAGAGAATTGGCAGTTCAAATTCATGGTGTATGTGAGAATTTTATTTCTTCAACTAAATTAAAATCTGCGTTATATATCGGAGGAACTTTTACAAGTAGAAGCAATGAGAATGCAATTTCTATTGGAACACCTGGAAGAATTTTAGATTTAATAGGTAGGAAAGTAATAAAAAATGATAATTTGAAAATATTTATTTTGGATGAGGCGGATGAAATGTTATCAAGGGGATTTACAGACCAAGTAAATAGTATTTATAAAACATTACCTAATTATTGTCAAGTAGCATTATTTAGTGCTACTATACCAAAGGATATTATTATGATTGCTGATAAGATGATGAATAATCCTACAAAGATTTTGGTTCAAAATGAAAATTTAACATTAGAGGGGATTAGGCAATATTATGTAGCAATGGATAAAGAAGACCATAAAATTGGAACATTATGTGATTTATATAAAACAATTAAAGTGTCTCAGTGTATTATTTATATTAATTCTAAAAAGAAAACTGAGTGGTTATGTGAGGAATTAAATAAGGAAGGATTTCCTGTATCATTTATACATGGAGGATTAGAGCAAAACAATAGGAAGCATATTATGGAAGAATTTAGAGAAGGTAAGATTAAGATATTAATAACAACTGATATATTATCTAGGGGCATTGATATTCAACAAGTATCATTAGTTATTAATTTTGATTTACCTAGAGAGATAGAAACATATATTCATAGAATAGGTAGAAGTGGTAGATTTGGTAGAAAGGGAACAGCAATTAATTTTGTTTCAAATTATGATATTACTACATTAAAAACGATTGAACAGTTTTATGGTACAATTGTATTACAATTACCAGCAGATGTTGAAAATGTTATTACAAGTTAAATATTTAAAAATAATTTATATTTACTAATAAATCATGGATGATTATCATTTTAATTCAAATATAATAATAAATGGAAATAATTTCTACTTAAGTAAAAAAAAAAATAAAATAGATTGTAGTAATATTAATAAATATTATAAAAAAATAGGTTTTAATAAGTTAGAAAATGGTTGGTATTATAGAATTAATAAGTTAAATTTAATAAGTGATTTTAATATGTATTATTTGGATAATATTCCTGATGGTAATTGTTTTTTTTCATCTATATCAGACGCAATTAATATAAATAATATTAGAAAAGGGGACGTTATACCAACTGATTCTATTGAAATAAGAGAAAATATAAGTTTGGAGATAAACGAAAATAATTTTGAAAACCTGATGATGGTATATAATATTGAAAATATTAATAATGACTTTAAGCATTTATGGGATATTGATAAAATAGATAATTATAAAGACTTAAGAAAAGAATTGTGTAAAAGTGGTAATAATTATTGGGCAGATTATTTAATAATTGAATTATTTAAAATTAAATATAAATATAATTTAATTATATTTAATAGTAAAAATAATTTATTAAAAAAAAATAAATTTAAGATAAATTGCTTAGGAGATAATTTTAATAAAGAATATGAAACTATATTTTTATACTTAATAGATAACACTCATTTTAGATTAATTTCATTATTTATAGAAGATACATTTAAAACTATATTAAAATATAATGAAATTCCAGAATGCTTGATAAAAATATATGAAGAAGATTCAAGACAAATTGTTTAAAAAAAATAAATATAATTAATATAGATGGAAATAGTAATTATATCGGGTTTAATTGGAGCAGGTTATTATTTTTCTAAAGATGGTGTAGATAGAAAAGACAATTATGATTTAAATTTAAATAAAAATTATCTTCCTAGGGATCAATTAAATGGTAAAAATATTTATGAATCTAAAAAAAGTTTTAATATTAGAAACGATGAACAAGAAGAATCAAATAAATTATATACAGAAGCAATAGATAATCCGAGTTCAAATTTAGTATTTCCTGGACCACCAAGGTCTATATTAAATAAAATAGACTATTCTGATAAAGAATTACCAATAGAATATAATAATAATCCTCCAAATATTCCTCCATTAGTAAAAAGAAACGATGTATATGATACAAATGATATGTCATATTTACAAAATGTTGCTACTTTCGATTCAGGTGGCGGAAAGCCAATTATAATAAATGGACAACCATTAAATTCAAATACATTTAAATCATTAAGTGGTACAGAATTAAAAAAAAATGATTTTATTCATAATAACATGACTCCTTTTTTTGGAGGTTCTATAAAACAAAATATGGATGAATATTCAACATCAGCTATTTTAGAAAATTTCACAGGTAATATAAATAACTATCAAAAAAAGAAAGAAGTTGAAACAATGTTTAAACCTACTACTAATGTAGGTAATGTATATGGTTCTCAAAATTTAGACGACTATAATTATGATAGATATATAGTAGGAAATACAAGAAATAACATAGGACCTACAGAAAAAATAAATGTTGGACCTGGTTTAAATCAAGGATATACTTGGCAGCCATCTGGTGGTGTTCAGCAATCTAATACCAGAGATTATGTATTACCAAAAACAACTAATGAATTAAGAGTTAAGACTAATCCAAAATTATCATTTCAAGGACGGGTGATATCTGGAGAAGCTATTAATAAACCAGGTAAGATAGGTATAGTTGAGAAAAATAGACCTGATAGTTTTTCTGTTTGGGGAAAAGATAGATTGTTTACAACAGTTGGTGCATGTGTTGGTAATAAGCAACGACCAAAAGTTCCATTAAAATGTAGTAATAGAATGGAAACAGGATTAAAGCAAAGAATTAATCCAGCTGGTCCAGCTGTTTATCATAAAAACAAGACACCGATGGGTAAAGCATCTCCTACATTTAAACAAGTATTGCGGTCTTTAGGGTTTGGTGTTGCTAAAAAATCAGATGGGACTAATATTAGAAATAAACAACAGCCAAGATTTACTAGGAAAACAAATGTTGTTGGAAATTCACGATGGGCTAGTAATATTCAAGGACCACATAATAGACATAAGGTATATAATCCTAATGATATAGCGAAAACAACTATTAAGGAAACTAATATTCACGATAGTATTAAAAATAATCTAACCCCAGCACAACCTTCTAAAAATATTATTTATGATCCAAATGATATCGCAAAAGTAACAGTTAAAGAAACTACACATATAGAAGATCATTTTAATAATCCTAAAAAAACTAGAGATGATGGTTATCAAAATAGTAAAATAGAAGCACCTGTTACTCACCGACAATGCTACGACCAATCTACTTACACAGGAGACGCACAAGGTCCAGAGTCTGGTGGATACACGATATTGGACCCCAAACCAAAAAACACTACAAGACAATTTACATCCGACAATGAGTATAGTGGTATAGCAGGTTCATCTGCTAATGACAAAGCTATGTCATATGAAGATATATACAATTCTACAATTAAAAGTGTGAGACAAGATGTATCCAAAGGAAGAACTCCTTCGACACAGGGTGTTAAGCAGCAATTAGGTTCCGATGATATGAATGTATCTATGAATAAAGAAACAGAAGTAAATAATAAAAGAATTGACGAAAGAGGTGTTCAATCAACTAAAGTTTATAATTCACTTCCTACTATGAATAAATGTAATGAAACAACCGATAAAGCTACATTGCCAAATGAACCTCTTAGAAATAGATTAGACCCAGTTATGGTAGATGCCTTCAAGGATAATCCATATACCCAATCACTTTCAAGTCATGTGTTTAATTAAATTATTAATATGTTTATCCCTTAAATCATTCCTTCGGGTTCAGGTTCAGAAGACCTCTCTTTAACACAACTACTTAATTTAGTAAATTGCTTTGACAGTTTACTAAATAATTGTATATCATCTATGGAGTCAAATAATTGTATATCATTTGATTCCATATCATATAGTTCTTTTAGTTGAATTAAAGATATATTTCGAGATTTTACAAATAAAATCATAAATCTTTTCTTCTTAACTATACTTTCTTTTAAATTTAATTTTCTACTTATATTTATTATTGATTCTTTAGCCAATAATAATTTGTCTACTTCTTTATTTATTTTATCATCTGGCATGGAAGCACTAAATGAGGTCATTTATTTATATTAAAAATATATATCTTTTAAAATCATTTTTTTTAATTTATTACATTGTGATTCTTTAATAATTAGTAAAATCCTTCAGTTCCTGAAGGGTGTCTGGTAGGTCAGCTAAAGTGCACCTGTGTATCTCGTCCTTGTACAGAGGGTGAACCTTGAAGAAGTATAATTCGACAATATCGAGTTCCCCATACTCCGGCATGATCAAATCCCGGGGGAACGCAAGACTCACATTGTAGAATCCTTGTTCGTAGAGAGGACTTATGGTATCCCCCTCTGGTTCAGCACACGCATCTGTATCTGGTTCAGTTGATGTACTTTTGTTTACTTTTAGGTAGAAGAAATGTCCACCTCCATGTTTATCAGACATTGTGTATCCTTCCACACCACCTTTTTCTTTTAGAGAATTGTGAAGTTTTGAGGATGCACTATTGCATCTTTCAATATTGTTAAGCATTTTAAAGAAATTAATATCCATTTTTAAACTTAAAGTCTATTATCTTTGGTTACAATTACAATATAATGTTTGAAAATAAAGGTATCATTTTTTATAATTTTGGTATAAATTATATAAAACAAATACATCCAAGACTTCACATAATTTAAATAATTTTAAAAATTTGATTTTAGATATTAAAAAGGAATATTAGTAAGTAATAAGATGGTTGATAAGAATTCTATTATAGTTAAAGCACTAGATATTTTATCGAGGAATACTGATATGGATGTTAAGAGTTTTGTGCGAATACTATCTGATATGTCAGACGCAGAATTAAATGAATTTCTTTCTAATCCTGATATACTACTTAATCAGGAGCTTAAAAAAACTACTAGTGATAATTTTTTTTATTTTGAAAAAGATAATTATCACGTATGGAGTGAATTATTTAAAAACAATAGAATTATAGATAAAATAAAATATGGTACATGTAAAGAAATACCTGGTCCAATGGAATTGCTGATAGGTTTTACAAGATTATATGATTTACCATTAGCATATTATAACAATGAATATAAGACAAAATTTTTAGATTTTGTCTTTAGTAAAGTGTATGGTTTTAATTTAAATCTGAACACAAAATTTAGAAGATCGGAAATACATAAATATTATTTTAACTTATCCGATGAAATATATAGAAAATATAAATATATAATATTACACAAGCATATCTATTATTCTGAACTATTAAATTCTATAGAATTTAGTAGTTTTTATAATGAAAAAAATATTACCTTTTCAAATATAATACATACGGGGATATTAGACTTACCATTGCTTATTTATTTCTCTAAAATTAAAATAAGTGATTGGAACATTATCAATAAAGAATTTATTGTAAAATTTTATAATAATATTGAATTATATGGAAATAACTATACTAAAAAATACCCTAATTGTAAATCAGTTGAATGTACATGTTTTATTGATTTTAAAGAGCCCAGGACGCTTGGTTGTAAAAAATTATTAAGAAATTTATATTATTTCATGGGTTTAAAAAAATATAGTAAAGTAATAGACTTTTTAAAAAGTGATAAATTAACAGAAGTTGTACATATATCAGGATTAATTAAAGATACTTTGAACGATGAGAAGATTTATAATTACAAATTAAGATATTCGATAATAGAATTTATAGAAGAATATATTAATAACATTTACATAATGAATCCATCTCCCAAATCAAATGAACTTTATAAAAAATGGAAGAAAAATAAACAAATAATACAACTGGATGTTAAATATATGTCTAATTTTATTAAAATAACTACTCTAATAATTAAAGAATATACAAAAATAAAAAGTTATTTATAAATATAATTTTATATCATATATAATATATGATATGAGTTCTTCATCTCTTGCATTTGCTTTATTGAATAACAAACGAATAAATTTGAAAACACAAATTAGAAACTACTTAAAAGAAACATACCCAAATATAAAAGAAAAAGATATTATATATATAATTAAAATATATATAAATAATAATAAATTTTTTTATAAAAAAATGTATTAATATAAAATAATTATTTTTTTTTAGTTTTTTTTTTAGTTGGTTTTTTAGTTCGTTTTTTAGTTCGTTTTTTAGTTGGTTTTTTAGTTCGTTTTTTAGTTCGTTTTTTAGTTGGTTTTTTAGTTGGTTTTTTAGTTCGTTTTTTATTAAATATTTGAATTGATTTTTTTTTTAAAAATAATTTTATTTCTGTTCCATCTTTTCTAATAAATGTTTTAGAATAATATTTTTCCATATATTATATCGAATAAAATATTTATTTTAAATTTAAACTAGTAAATTTTTCTTTTATATTATTTTTAGTACTATTCTTATAATGCTCGGCATCTTTTATCATTGATTTTTTTAAAGGTAAAAATCCATAATTATTATCATCTACTGTTTTTTCTATTTGAGAATTTATAGAAATTAAAGGATATTCGTGTATTATATATGATATTTTAATATCATTAAAATTAATTCTAAATTGTTCAATTGATAAAATACCTCCAAAAATATTTAGAGTATATCTATCTGGTGCTAATTTAATTTTAATATTTTTATTAAATATTTTTTTAGCTAATAAATTTAATAAATTATATTCTTCCCACATATTATAATTTTTACGATCAAATATAAAACTAGCGGCACAATTAAATGAACAAAAACAACCAGAACATTTAAATTTTTTATTAGTATACGTTTTAGGTACACCAATTGGTGTTGTATCAAATTGATGAACACACCACATACAACTTATGCTAGTTTTCTTAGGCCAAGATTTATTATTATCTAATAAAGAAATAAATGTTTTATATACTTCTTTTGTTATAAAACTATTATTATAATTTTCAGTGAAATTATTAATCTTATCAGTTTTATTTTTAAAATAATTATATTTGTCATTTAATATATTTTTTTTTTTATCATTTAATGCTTCACTATTAGTAGAAATAAAACTATTATATGGAACTGGGAGATTATTTTTATTTTTATTCTCCATGTCATCTAAATTTGTTATTTTTAAATGTAATATATGATTTTTTTTTTTATTATTAGATAAAATTGATTGTTTATAAACATTAGTTATATTTATATTATCTAAATTACTATCTATTATATTTTTAGGTTTCCTACCTCTTTTTTTTTTAGGAATATCTTTTTTTTTATTCATTTATAAAAATCTTTAGTTTTTTCTTTAAATAAATTCTATAATATTTATATAATGGAAACAACAATAAGTAATATATTTGATAATATATATAAATTTAATTTTAATACAAAATTTAAAACAAATAATGATAAAAATATAAATATAACTACACTAAAAAAAATTTTACAATTTTCTATTTTAATTAACAATAATACTAAATTATTCTTAATTAATAATGAAAATAAAAAATTAATTAAGAATTTTTTAATTAAATTACAAGATACATTACATAATTTAAAGACATTTAAAGCAATTAATGAACTTAATGAAAATAATGAACTTAATGAAAATAATGAAAATAATAATAAAAAAATAAATGAGTTGATAAAGTGTATAGAAAAAATGATAAAAATATTAAAATTAAAATCATATTCAAATAAATTAACTAATATATTAACTAACTTTAATAAAATATTTTTATTAATAAAAATAAGTAAGAGATTACAGAATAAAAACAAACTTGAGAAAAAAATTTTACAATTTATAAATACATTAAATGAAAAAATAAATTTCTTTATAGAAAAAGAAAAAGATACGTTAATTTCATTAGGGAAATTATTTAATTATTCAAAACAAAATACTGATAGTTTTTTTTTACTATTATATTTATATATAAAATCAAAGTATTTGATTGACAAAATTGATTTTTTTTTAAAAGAATTAAAAACTACTGAATTATTTACTAATAGTAGTATTAAAAAAATATTTTATAATGTTTTAAAAAGTGAAATTTAATTTATTATTAATTCTATAATGTCAATTGAAGTAATATCAAGATTATGGTTATCTGATTATAAAATTACAAAAAATAATAATTTTTTAATTAATAAAAATATAAAATTATTAATTAATGTGTCAAATAATATACCTTTTTATAAAAACTTAAAAGAAATAGATTTAAAATATTATCGTTTCGATATAAATGAAAAAGTAAATTATAAAAAAATTAATAAGATTTTAAGTATAATTAATAAAAATATAATAGAAAATAAATCAGTGTTAATTTATTGTAATAGTGGAACTCAACATGCACCTACTCTAATTACATTTTATTTAATTAAATATGCTAATATTGATATTTTAAATATAGAAAATATTATAAAATCAAAAAAATCGAATGTATTTTATCCTGAAAATAATTTAAAACATTTATGTGATAAATATATTTATCATGATAACAAAAATATATAAATATAATATAATATGGGGAATAAACAATCTAATATGGGAAATAAACAATCTGATGTAGGAGATAAAGAATCTTATGTTAAAAATGAAGAGAATGAAATAAAAAATATAATATCAAATATTAATACTATTTCCTTGAAATTATTAAAAGAAAATAAAAGTTTTTTTTTATTTCCTAAAAAATGTAAAGTTTTATCCATTGTAGCTAAAAAAGAATTACAAAAGTTACCTATTAATAATCTTAAAGCTGTTAATGATTCATTAAATGAATATAATATATTTATTCAAAATTACTTAGAAGATAAGTCATATAAAACAGATAGTCTAAGATCAATTGAAAATTTAAATAAATTAATTACACCGAATTCTAAATTTTTTATCAAAGAAAATAATATCATATCCAGTGGTAACTATATTAATCCAAATTTAAATAAAAGAAATAAGAATTTTAAAGGAGGTGATGGTTCACTTAAATCAAATGATATCTTAAAGAAATTCATTAATGAACCACCTGTTATAAAAAATTATAAGCCTAATAACAAACCTAAGCAGAATAACAGACCCAAAGATAATAACAGACCTAAGCAGAATAACAGACCTAAGCAGAATAACAGACCTAAAGAAAATATATCATTGGATAAAAATACACAGGCAATTTATAATTCTATGTTGAAGCAAACGCCATCGGTTAATAAAAAACCCAAGGAGAATAACAGACCTAAGCCTAATAACAGACCTAAGCCTAATAACAGACCTAAGCCTAATAACAGACCTAATCCTAATAACAGACCTAAGCCTAATAACAGACCTAAGCCTAATAACAGACCTAAGCCTAATAACAGACCTAAGCAGAATAACAGACCTAAGCAGAATAACAGACCTAAGCAGAATAACAGACCTAAGCCTAATAACAGACCTAATCCTAATAACAGACCTAAGCAGAATAACAGACCTAAAGAAAATATATCATTGGATACAAATGCACAGGCACAGGCAATTTATAATTCTATGTTGAAGCAAACGCAATCGGTTAATAAAATATCAAATGCTGGTGTTATATCTGAGGAAAAGTTTTTTAAAAATTGTCCAATGGATAAAAGTAAAGAATGTAGGATGACAAAAAATGAATTATGTAAAGCTATTACAGACCATTATATGGTTAGGAATAATATAATATCTGCTATATTAACATCTGTTGAAGATAATGGTTATTGTGAAAGAAGATTAATGAGTTTAAAAGAAGGAAAAATATGTTTACCTAAAAGTTATCTAGGTTCAGAATTACAATCTAATAAATTAATTTATCAGATATCGAAATATGTAATAAAAAATAAATCAACATGTGACAATAATTATTTAGAATTATCAGCAGAAGACTTAAAAAAATTACAATTGGGAGATAATCCAGCATCCAAGTTATATCTAAGTAAAATGAGAATATTAGATTTAGAATTTAAGAAATCATTAAATGATATATTAGAAATATTAAATATATTTGAGAAAGAATTATCTATAAATAATGAACAATTATTTAAGATAGTAAATATTACAAAAAAACTTTTAGATAAAATGTATTTTAGTTGTCAAAAAAATTATATTTTGGCAATTTGCTGTATGATATACTCATATATTAAAAATGAAGAAAAGCAAAAAGAATTATTAAAATCACTTGAAGAATTATAATTTTATTAAGTTCTTCTAAATAAATAGTATTAATAAACTAATAATAAATAATTATTAGATAATGCTTTTAATTTATTTAATATGTGCTTCCAATTCTTATTATAAAAAATACTATCGTAAAAAAAATAACTATATAGTATTTTTAAATTATTATTTTGATTTTTGTTTAGTGCTATTTCAATCATATATTTTTATTATTAATATCAATATTTATAAATTATTACTTAATATTTTTATAATGTATACCATGTATCATACATCTAAAATATTACTTTTTTGTATATATAGTATGACTTTTTTTGCTTCCCAATCATATTTTTATTTTTCATAAAAGAAATCATTATAAAATAAAGAATAGGTGTTTTAATTACATTTATCATTATTAATATTATAATTAAATGATTTATTTAAATATTTATATTTAAATTTGGAAAAAAAATTAATATAAAAGTCATACTATAATAAAGATTTATATCCCTTATAGTATATTTCTTTATTAATAATTTTTCTAAAGAAGACATTAATATATTATGTATAAATATTATATTAATTTTATTTTATAAATTAAATGTTAATACAGATTGTAATTATAATTATTTTATTTATTATAACTTATTCTAGAAATATAATAAAAAAATTACAAAAACTAGTTGATTTTTACAATGATAATTATTTTCCAATTAAGGAATACTTATCAAAAAAAGAATTAGATTATGTGAATAATATAATTTTGTATTCTCCATTAGAAATATGGAATATGACAATGGAGGGTAAAAGATTATCATTTTTATCTTTTAGTCATGAATACAATATAGAAGAAGATGTGATGACACACGGGCGATTTGCATGTGGTTCAATATTAAATTATAATATGGCTTTTACTGACGCATTAGATGTATTAAAAGAAAGAAATATTGTAATTCCTGAGTATTTGCTTAAGAAATGTAGATTTGGTGGATTAGGATGGGATTTTAATAAAAGTAATTTTAAAATATATTTTAGATTTTTTAATAAAAAAGTTTTAAGAAATATAAAATTTATAAAAAAATATTCTAAAGAAATAAAAAAAATTGGTAATAAATATTGGGATGAAGGAATAATTTCAATAACTTATAAAAAAAATAAAGTTATTGAAGAAAAAGTATATTTATATCCTAAATATAAGGATTTTAAAGAGAATCATAAAACTATAATGATATGTTCAAAAAGAGGAATTATAAAGCAAATAGATATACATAATAAAAATGAACATAAATATGAGAAAATAGATAATTTAATAAGTCAATATAAGGATGATAAAATTGATTTAGATACTATTTCTAAATATAAAAATAAAATAACAATTTATTTTCCAAAATAATTAATTAAATATATTTTCTAATGATAAATTTTTAGTAATAAATCTATTTAAGTTAACTTCTATTCCTTTCTTGTGAAATTTATAAGTTTTATTATTTAATTTTTGCACTGTCCATCCATGAGATAAAGCATTATAAATAAAAGCCATTTCATTTATTTTTTTAATATTTAATTGCTTGTTATTCATTATTTAAATATAATGAATTTATTTATTATATTAATACGAATTAATATAGAATATAAAGAAATTTTTTTATATTCTTATATAATGAATAAATCTATGACATTAGATGCTAAATATAATAATCAGATTATAGGTTTTAATAAAAATAAAAATAATTTAAAAAATTTAAAAAAAAAATTAAAAAAAAATGAAGGACGATTATTATATTTTAAAGAGAAGAAGAAGAAAAATATGGATGATATTGATTTTAAAGAATATTGGAATGTAATAGATGATATAAAAGAATTAAAATTAAATATTAAGAAAATAGAAAACTATGATAATGAAAGTGATTTTTTTTTAAATACTGGTAATATACTACAAGAATATTATTCTGAGAAGATAAATATAGAAAAAAATATAAGAAATAAAAGAAATAAAAAAAATATTAATTCCTTTTTTAATAAAACTCATTCTATTAATCATTCTACATTGCTAGATAATTTTTTACATAAAATTGATGACAATTATTATTGTCAAAAAAATAAATCACCATCTAAATGCATTTTAAAATGTAGAAACTGTAACGTAGAAATGCATTTATTTAATATCGAAGGTATATTAGAATGCCCTCTATGTAGTCGAGTTGAGCACATTATTACTGAATATTCAAAACCTAGTTACAAAGATCCTCCGCCCGAAATATCATATTTTGCATACAAGAGAATTAATCATTTTAATGAGTTTAGTCGTATTTTAACAAAAATATATTTAATACTAATTGAATTTGTAAAATTCTTAGTAGTAAATATAAAAACTATTTGTTAAAATAAAAAACACAACTGCTCATAACAGGAAGCTACCTTCACCTTGTGGTATGGTGTGAAGGATAAATAGTGAAGATACCATGTTTAGATTTATCTATTCCGAAACTTCCTAGTCTTTTAAAGTGAATTATTCTAATTAAGTAACTTTAAAAAGGCGACACTCCCAAATTGCGGGAACCCCCTTATAGACTTTACTACCCAGTTGATATTGGAAACTTATCAATGACCGAGGTAATACCCCTGGATATGGTAACAATGTAAAGTATTGGGCAATCCGCATCCAAGTTCCTAAGTCCGTCATAATCAGGATATGGAAAAGGTTCAGAGACTAGATGAGAGTGGGTCTGAAGATGTTGATTACATCTAATGAAGGTCTAAGGTATAGTCCGTCCAATCTAGAAATAGAATTTATATACAAAGCTGTGTTAGATGGCCTGAGTATATAAGATTAATCGATGATTAATTGGTAGATAGGGTTATGTCAATTTCAAGGGAAAGAATCAACTGATATTCCAGTGGATGTCTATAATAAAATAATATTAGAAATAAAAAAAGAAAGAATAACAAATATGGCTTTAATTTCTCATTCTAAAATTAGATTATACTTAAAAAAATTAAATTATAACAAATATTACGAACATAGTGCACATATAATTAATAGATTAAATGGTATACCACCACCAGTTATAACTAAAGATATAGAAGATAAATTAAGAAGAATGTTTAAAGATATACAAGAACCTTTTATTAAAGTATGTCCTAAAAATAGAAAGAATTTCTTATCATATTCTTATGTATTACATAAATTTGTAGAATTATTAGATATGAATGAATTAAAAGTTTATTTTCCTTTATTGAAGAGCAGAGAAAAGTTATATCAACAGGATACAATATGGAGAGATATTTGTAAGATTTTAGAATGGCCATATTATAAAAGTATATGATATATGTCAGTCCATTTAATAACTTATGGTAGCAATAAATTTGTTAATAGTAAAAAAAGAATGATGGTTATGGGAATGAAATGTGGTTGGTTTAATAGTGTTAAGATGTATGGCCCCGAAGATTTAACAGATGATTTTAAGAATAAATATTCTGATATATTGAAAGAAAAAAGAGGAGGAGGGTATTGGATATGGAAATATGATATCATCAAACAAAGATTAGATGAAATAAAAGATGGTGATTATCTAATATATTTAGATAGTGGTTGTACTATTAATAGATATGGTTATAATAGATTTAAACAATATTTAGATATATTAAAAGATAATAAATATGGGATAATATCATTTGTGATGAATCAAAATAGTGAAAGACATTGGACTACTAAAGAATTATTTAATTATTTTAAAGTTGATTTGGATGATAGAATAGCTACGTCGGGACAGATAATAGGTGGTATATTAATAATGAGAAAATATCCTCATGTATATAAAATCATAGGGGACTGTCATAAGGTAATAGAAAAAGATAAATACTTAATAACAGATAAATATAATTCTAATCAAATGAGTTATTTTAATGAAAATAGACACGATCAAAGTATATTAAGTTTAATAAGAAAGATATTTGGTTCGGTAATTATAAATGATGAAACATATTATGAACCATTTGGTAATAGAGAATCAATGAGTAAACCATTTTGGGCTACTAGGACAGTTGTTTAATATTATTTAATAATATAATATTATAATAAATTATAAATATTATCATTAATATTTTTATATTTAGAATAGGGTCTTAGGCAATGATAATCAGTATAATAACCATTTTTTATAAGATGATTTATATTAGATGGTAAATTTTTATTATTTCTACATAATCTTTGAAATTTAGTATCTTTATCTTTTAACATAATAAAATTATTAGTTTTTTGTTTCCAAAATTTAATTAAATCATATAAATATATTTGGTCTGTTGCCCACCCACTTCTACCATGCTTATTTACATAATTTATTTTTGAATTAACTAATTTTAATCTATTTTTAATATCCTCCAATGATTTGATATTAAAAATATCACTCCAAATTTTATTAATTGCCACATTATAACAAATAATCAATTGATTATTATCAATTATAACATCTCTAAAATTTATAAATTTACAATTATCATATTTTATTATATGATTTGTATAATAAGTTCTATTCATTGGAACTATATCTATATCTGTTATCATAATACCATTTTCATAATCTAAAATTGCTGGATATAATAATCTTATAAATTGACTTATAAAAGCAGTTGATATATTGGGTAATGAATTAAATAATATTAAATTTTGTTTATATTTATCTAAGTATGTTGGTATTTTATTAGCAATAAAAATAATTTTAATATCTACATTTGGGTATAGTTTATTCCAAACTTTAATAAAATAAGGTATGAATTCCATATATAATGGATTTTCATTACAAGCAGTTAATATACAATCTAATTTCATTATATATTATATATTATATTATATGGATAAAGTAAGTATAGTGATTCCTACTTATAATAGATTTAAGTATTTATTAAATGCTATTGAATCTTGTTTAAATCAAACCTATAAAAATATAGAAATAATTATCGTAAATGATTGTTCTACTCAAAAAGAATACTATGAATATGATTTTAAAAAATTAAGTGATAAAATTATAATAATTAATTTAGATAAAAATTCTAAAGAAATATATGGTAAAGTGGCTGGAGGAGGAAATTCTCGAAATATAGGAATGGATAAAGCAAGTGGTAAATATATTGCTTTTTTAGACGATGATGATTATTTTTTACCAAGTAAAATAGAAAAACAACTAATTTATATGAAAAAATCTAATACTCTTATCTCTTGTACAGAAGCAATTGGAGGAAGTGGTCCATATATTAAAGGTAAATCTTATTATATATGGCACTTCAAAGGAATACATTGGAAACAATTAATTAATATTTTTAGAAGAGTTAATAAATTAAATTTATTATTTGATATGTATAAAAATAATGTTAATATTTGGGGAGAAGAAGCAATAAATATTCATAACTGTACTTGTGGAGGTTCTTCAGTAATTATGGAAAAATCTTTAATTAAAAAAGCAGGGTATTTTCCTATAATGAAACATTCTGAAGATTGGGTATATTGGAAAAAAATAATTAAATTTAGTAAATGTATATTTATTAGAGAACCATTAGTTTACATTGATATGAAACATGGTGATGGTCAATTATATTTATAATATCACCAATAACATGCATCTTCTACTTTATTAAAATTTTTTGGTTTCTCTTCATCACTTGGTGATACCCAATCTTTTTTATTAGAATTATAAGTATTTCTTATGATATGATATTTCTCTTCTCGTAACCATCTTCTACCTATTATTCCAAAATATATCTGTAATATACCTCCTACATAAATAGATCCTTTTTTTAATACATTATGAATATAATGACAAATTGGTAATCCATATCCCCCACAACTAACTAAGGCAATATCAAAATCTAATTTAGATATATCCCTACACATTATTTCAAATGTTTCTATCCAATTCCTATGTGGATGATTGCCTCCCGATGTTTGAAATGTTTTATAATAAACAAATACTTGTCCTGGTAAAAATATATGTGAATTATGGAAGAATTTAAAATCCATTTGTTTTTTCATAGATTCAGTAAAATGAGATATAATTAATACTTTTTTACCTAAAAGATAATGTGTCCAAGGTTTAATGTTTCTAGCTAACATCTCCCAAGGTTCAATAACTCCATTATGTAATGGTAGTTTTTTAAAATTATTAATATAGAAGTTTTGCGTATTAGAAAGACTATCTTTTAAAATAGGAAAACATAATATACTATCCGATTGAATTACACATTCTGAATATAGTTTCCCATATACATCTATATCTTTTATATTATTAATATAAATACCAGCATTATTATCTAATGTATGTAAACTTGTATATGATTTTTTCTTTAAAAAATTTATACTATTATTACCCTCGGCACCTCCGAATCTACTAATTAATAAATTTTTTTTATTTATTATATTGATTAAATATTTATTAGAATCTTTAACATTTAAAGTAGGTGTTATAATAGGATTATTATTATGAAAATTATTTCTAATTATTTTTTTACCTTTTAAAGAAGACATTATAATTTTAAAAACTATTTTTATTTTTAAAATTATCTTGTAAATAATTTGTAGAAGGAATTAAATGATAATGAAATGTAATATATTTTGTATATTCATTTTTTGGTAGATATTTCAAATGGTTAAATAGATAGAGAATATGATTATCACATCCAAATCTACCAAAATTAAAATCAAATTTACCTATCATTACATTTTGTGGTATAAATTTACTATGTAAGATCCAAGTATCCTGCGAACTATTCGTGTCTCCATGTAATTCATATTTAAATTTACCATCTTTAATATTTATAATATTATATCTAGTTAAACATTGGACGATTGGTCTGATAGATATACTACTTTTGTATACATTTTTTAAAGAAGGATGAAAAATAATGTCACTATTACTAAATACAATATATCCTTTTAATTTTAAATTTTTAACTGTTTTAAATACATCACTAAACATTAATCTGTTTCCTATATTTATTTGAATAATATTTCCTAAATCATCTATTCCTAATTCTTCTTTTGAATATATTTTTTCATTTATTAAAATTATTTTAGTAAATAAGTTATTTTCTATATTTTTTCTTAAGCAAAAGTTAATTTCTTTTTGTCTTTCTTTATTATTTGATATAAAGAATTGTTGTAAAAGATAGATAGGTTGTATAATTGGTTCTTTTAATATTATATCAGGTATGTTTGATAAACTAAAATTTTGTTTGTTTATATTTCTTAATAAATAATTATTTACACTTTTATTATTAATACTTGACATATTATTTAATTAATGGAGATATTTTTATCCATTTACCATTAAATTCATCATTACTTGAATAAGTTCTATAGTTTTCCATATGATAATGATAAGATTTATATTTATTATATTCGTTTTTTATAAAATATCCATTAGTATAAAAACGATATACTAAATGATTATCACAACCATATTTTCCTAAATTAAAATTAAATTGATTTCTTATTTCTTTTTTTGGATTAAATTTTGAATGATATATCCAAGTATCCTGTCCATTAATTCCGAAAAATGTATCAAATTTAAATTTAAATTTATCTTCTTTTAATTCAGTAACTTCATATCTTCCTAAGCATTGAACTAAAGGTCTTCTCGAAATAGAACTAGTAAAGATATTCTTAATAGAATTATCATAGAATATATCAGAATTAGCAAATACTATATAACCATTTAGTTTTAATTTTTCTACACACCAAAATATATCGCTATACATTAATCGATGTCCTGTATTAATTTGTATAATATTCTTCATTTCTTCTTCATTTAAATTTAATTCTTCTTTAGAATAAATTTTTTCATTTAATAAAATTATTTTAGTAAATATTTTTATTTTAATATTTAATTTTAAACAAATTTGTATTTCTTTTAATCTATTTTTATTATTAGATATATAAAATTGTTGTATTAGATAAATTGGATTTTCTATTTTTGGATAAACATTGTCAGGAATATTTTTTATAGTTTTATATTCAGGTAATTTTCTTGTGTTTTTTATTAATATTCGTTTTAAAATTTGTTTTTTTTTTTCAATATTCGAAGACATATTATAATTATATTTAATATTTTAATTTAATATCTATTTCTTTTTCCATCCATCTATATCAGAGCCTAAAAATAAATGTTTTACTTTATTTTATGAAAACTAATATCATATACAAATAATATTTCATTTTGATAATACTTATAATAATTAACTTTATTTTTTACTAGTGGTTTCCTATTTAATCTTAAATATTGTTCTATTCCATGTGTAAAGACTTCGGGTCCTGTTAAAAAATGAATAATATGTTCTCCTTTAATTCTAGGTATATTTAATATTCTATAAACAGATAGATTTATAATTTCACCTAAAATTGGTGATTTTGGAGGAGCAGTAAATATCTATGAGGTAAATTAATTCCATAACTATCATATTCACTAGTACAAAGTAATTGACTATCCTTAATTAAATGATTAGGATTATCTAAACATATAGTATCATAATCAGCATATATACCTCCATAATAATATATAATACAATATCTCCATAAATCTGCTTTCATTACAGCCATTGGGCATCTTAAAAATGCTTTATAAACAACTGGATTAAAATTTCTCATAAAATCATCTACCATTTAATTATCATAGAAGTAATAATTAAAATCTTTATATATTTCAGTTGCATTTTTTATTTTATGTTTTTAATTTACATATAATAAAGATTTATATATGTAATTTAATATTTTTTAATATAATAAATATATGGCAAGTAAATATGAAAAATGTAAAATAGAATTAATAGATAAAATTATGAAAAAATTCGAAGCAGGTGAATTAAAAAGCAGTAGTAAAAATAAAGTAAAAAGTAAATCTCAAGCATTAGCAATTGGTATAAGTATGGGAGAAGCTAAATGTAAAAAACATATAGATAATATTTATTTAGAAAGACTAAAAAAAAAAGTAGATAAATTTTTATTTAATAATAAAAAAATAAAAAAAGATAAAATGTCATATTCGGGAGTAATTGATGTAATAAAATATATTGACTTAACAAATAAAAATATTTATAAAAAGCATTTATTAGATAGATTCTTATTATCTATTGAATTTAATAATCATAATTTAAATAAAAGAATAGCTAAATTAATTTATAATATGTAACTATTTATAGTAGGTGTTTTTCCAGACATATTCATATGATAGCCCGATAGAGATGAATATACAGCATTTAATGGTTCATACCAATATCCATTTATTAGTCTAAATATTATTAATAATGATAATGATAATTGAGGTATCATAATAGTTAAAATTGTATCACCACATACACTAATAATTTTATAGATTATTAATATACTTTTTCCTAAAATATTATTTGAAGGTATAGATGTTGATTTAAAATAGTTAGATAATAATATATTCGATTTTTTTATCAAATTAGTATTTATACTAAATACTAATATAATGGTAAAAATAAATAATAGACAAACTCCCCCAAACTTATGAAATATTTTATCTTGTATTACATAACTATCTAAATAAAAGTAAACTGATATTGCAAGCAATAAAATATATAATATCACTGGATAAAATGCAATTATATTTGTACGCTTAAACATAATGTATGAGAATGTTAATGTTAAAAATAAACCTATAATGAAATTATAATAAATTGATGAAACATTATCTGATGTTAATATATTCAATCTGAATGTTAAAATAATAAACATAATAAACATAATAATAATAATAATTTCAGCTTTACTGGATAAATATTTTTTAATTTTATAAAGTCTAATACATATTGCTATAATTATTACAGCAGGTGTTATACTTTTTAATATATTAATATATATATTTATTAAAACATTTCTAATCTTATATTCTTTGTCATTGGTTTTTTCTTTGTTAGTGGTACATTTATTTATTAATATAAATAATAAAAATAAAGTTAATATTAAACATATTGTTCCCAAATATTGTGATGAAGTATTTAATATTTTATATTTAAAATACAAACATATTAATAAAGATAATATATATAAATTTAACTGAAATATATTATCATATCCAAAAATATTATTATCCCACCATTCATAATTTGTACTAGACAACCAGTTCGATTCTTTATCATTGTCGTCATCCTTGTCGTCAAATTTTTCATCTATAAGTTTATCTGTGGATATATAACACATAATATATTTAATAACATTAGATATTTTTTTTATCCTATCTTTTTTAAAAGTACAATTAGGATTGCGAGCTAATTCTATTAATTCTTTATCTATTATATTATATTCAGATAGTGTTCCACCTCCAGTAGTAATAAGTTCTTTTAGTTTACTAGGTTCTATATTAGAGATCTTCTTCTTATTTATATCATCAATATAGTCTTTAAGGACAGTATTTCTTATCTCGTCAGAAGAACAATATATTCTTAGATCCGTAATTTGTTTACAATTGAATACATCCTTACGTGTAGTATCATCTGTAGTTATATATTTTTTAGATGTAATTAAATCTATTTCTTTTATACGACAACCCATTATAAATTAATTATATATTTTTAAATAAAAAAATATATAAAAACATTTAAATAGAGTAATTTTATAATATAAAACTATTTGTAGTAGGTATATTTCCAGATTTATTCATATGATATCCAGATAAAGATGCATATACAGCATTTAATGGTTCATACCAATATCCGTTAATTAGTCTAAATATTATTAATAATGATAATGATAATTGAGGTGCCATAATAGTTAAAATTGTATCACCAAATACACTAATAATTTTATAGATTATTAATATACTTTTTCCTAAAATATTATCTGGAGGAGTAGATGTTAGTTTAAGATAGTCAAAAAATGATTTAGTTGAGCGTTTTAATACATATGAATTTAAATTAAATATTAATATCATAATAAAAATAAATAATAAATAAAATCCTGCATTGCTTAATATTCTATTCGGAATTTTAAGATAGAAATAAAGTAATATTATAAATAATAAAATAACAAATATTATAAAATAGGATGGAATTATATCTGAATTCTTTAATGCTATATATAATAATGTAAATATTGAAAAAATTAATATTAATATATTAATCCATTTAATATTAATTTTTTCAATATTTACATTCCAATAATACATTACTACTCTTATTATAAACATAATAAGAATAATAATAATTAATATACTAAATCCAAGAGATAAATATTTTTTTATTTCATAAAATCTAATGCATATAGATATAATTATTATAATTGGTATTAGTATTTCTAATGCAATAATGTTTTTATTTATGTATTTATAAAATTCAGATGCCACACTTTCATTAAACAAATTAAATAGTAAGAATAAGGTATATAATAAACAAATCATTCCTAAATATTTCCATGAAATATTTAATATTTTATACTTAAAATATAAGCATATTATAAAAGATAATATATATATATTTACCTGTAATATCTTACCATTTCCTAAAACAGCTTCATACCATTTTTGTCCATCAATTACTTCTACATCATTTGATGATTCATTTTTATCACTTTCTATATTATCACTTATTATATTACATATACCAATTTTAACTATAGCAGATAATAATTCTATATCCTTAACTTTTTTTTTAATAATATCATCACTTTTAGTATCATCCTTATTAAATATCGCACCTATATTTATTAAAGTTTTATCTATCAAATTAATTTTATCTAATTTTTTTTTATTAGGTACAGATATACATATATCTGTTAATATATCCTCTATATTTGTAATGCTTTCACTGTTTTTAATGCTTTTAATAAAATTTTTATAAAATTTATTATAAGTAGTTTTTATATCAGGACTTTCTGATAGGGTTTTACATTTACTAGTTAAGTCTATACAAGAGATAGGTTCAAAATTATCATTCATTGTAATTGTTTTCATTTTCATTTTTGTATTCAAAATATTATTTGTATTACAATTACTATTATGTTCTATATAATAATTATCAGTAATTCATCTTTATTTATATATTTAATTATGTTATTCATTATAAATTAATTATATATTATTTATTATTTTTTATTGATTCCGAATTAGTGTTATTTTTACTACTGCCATTAATATCAAATAATACTTTACATATATCATGTCCTAATAAATATATTAAACTAATAATTATAAAAAGTATAATTACATTAAATAATAATAATATTATCATTAACCAATTTTGTTTACATCCTATTGTTAATATATTAATTAAAATAAATCCAAATAATAACCAATATAAAATTTTTATTTTTTTTTTTTTTTC